TGGCCGAAGCCGAGGAGGCCTACGTCCAGACCCAGCTCGCCCAGACCCGTGAGTACGCAAGCTCCTTCCGGGCGCCGGAGAAGAAGAGCAAGGAAGCCCTGGCCGCCCGGATGAAACGGGCCGAGGCCTATGCCCGCTGGCGCTTCAGGACCTATCTCGACAGCGAGGTCGCTTCGCTCTAAGAACGGGAGCGAGGGATCGCGTGCCAGCTCCGCCCGTCCGGGGAGCGCTCCATTCTCGTCTGCTCCGCCAGGTGCATGATCTCGTCCAGGATCGCCTGCGTGATCTGATCGTCGCCGTGGGCGTCACGAACGAGCCATCCGATCGTCTTCAGCGCCTCTCTCATCCGCTCCTCTTCTCCTTCGCCGGGAGTGAGGCCGTAGGAGACCTGACCGGCGAGCGCGACCAGGAAGTCGTAACGGGGATGCACGAGGAGGAGTCTATGAGATCCGAGGTCGAGCTTCTACTCCGCCGCACAAGCCTGATCCAGCAACGAAGGATCCTGATCGCCCGCCGTTACGTCGCCCGCAAGATCGCCCGGCGCAACTCTTCTCGATCGAGTTCGTAGGCGTAGAGGCGACGATTGACCACTCGCTCCGGCCAGCGCCCGAGCAGGAAGTAGTGCAACCGCTCCAGCCGTGAGTAGCTGAGCGCCTTCGTATGTCGCATCTCCTCCATCAGAAGGGATTGTATGCCCTTCACCCTCCGTCTTCCTGCCCAGCTCGATCGGGCGCTGTCTCAGGCTGCCGACGCCGAGCGAGTGCCGAAGGCGGTCCTGATCGAGCGAATCATCCGCGAATGGTTGGAGCAATGGGCAGGACAACGGCCATCGTAATCGGAGCGTTACTGCTTGGCTGGTTCGTTCCGCTTCTGATCGAAGCCTATTTCCTCTACTAATCGCAAGGAGCCGCTATGGCGAAGATCGGAAGTCAGGACGGTATTACCGCCGCCGTCAATCGCCTCCGAGATCTTGACCCGGGAGGAACCCTTCTGGTCAAAGGCGCGGACGGGAAATGGCCAGATATTTCCACCCTTCCCTCTGACGTTTCTAAGTGGAAAGCGTACGACAAGCTGCAGAGGACAATTCAGATCCTCAAAGAGGACCACGATATGGCAAACCCTAAGCCGCCCGAGCCGACGTTCCCGACAGTCCCGTCGCGCTCGGTCGGAAAGAATGGACTGTACTACTACAACCTCTGGGAACCACAGAGGGCAATCGACTTCGCCAAGCAGCATGGGTTATGGGTAGCGATTCTGGTCAACGAGTGCCAGTACACGCCGATGCGGGAAGGCTCTCGACTTTCCGAGAGCTATATCTTCGGGCTGCGAGATCAGTTGAAAGCCGCCGGTGTCTTGACGATCGCCTCCGGTTGGGCGGAGCCATTCGGAGATCTTGACGCCCAAGCCCAGTTCATCGGCCACATGTCCCAGGGCTTCGATGAATACCTGCTCAATATCGAGGCCGCCTGGGCGTACGAGGCGGGCGCGGAGGCGTTCGGACGCTCAGACATCTTCGCCCCCAAGGTCAGGGCTGCTCTTGGCCCGAACATGCCCCTTTCTCTTTCCTGCGACTGGGGTAACAACATCCACTGGAAGCCCTGGCTCGATCAAGGGGCTTCGGCAGTCAGGGTGCAGTGCTACACGAACGAGTGGCCGCACAAGAACCCGAAGGAGGGGCTTGAACTCTTGGGCCGGGACCAACACGACCTGGTCGGCGGCGTCCCCGCCTCGATGCGGGAAGTGAGCTACGGCAAGTATGGCGCTCACCTACAGCCGCTCTCGACCTGGTCTGCGCTAGACGACCAGGCGGGGAAGCCTCCCCGTTCGGTCTGGGCGGCCGAGTTCGCCGACTCCGCTGATGCAAGCTGGCTTGCCCGATGAGCGAGGTCCCCTGGAACTGTCCGCTCTGTACTCGCCCGGCCCTGCTCACCGCCGATGCCACCTACCAGTACTGCGCTGCCTGTGAGGGATACACGGCGGCCGAGCCTCCGCCCGGTCACGGCTGGGTCGAGTTCACCGGCGGCGAACTGGACGGCTGCTACCGGCTGGTCGAGCTACGCCTCCAGCAGGTCGGCGACGAGTGGTCGCCGGAGGGTTTACCGCCCGGCTACCGCTGGGACGGAACGACCTGGGTCTACATAGGAGGGTAGGAGATGCCTGAACCAGCCCAGCTCTACCTGGTAGCGATCCTTCTTCAGGCGACCGAGGACGAACCGGCCGAGCTGTTGAATCCGCTGATGCCGCTTCTGGCTACCTCGCAGTCCGATGCGGAGGCGATCGGTGAGCGGATGGTCCCGGAGCAACACTCTGCTCGGGCCGAAGTGATCGTCCGTCCCTTCTGATCTTCACGGGAGGAACCATGTCAGGAAGTGACCCTGCCGTCGAGGCGGGCGTAGCAGCGGGCCAGCAGGCGGCGGCGCTCGGTCGCAATCAGATCCAGGCAGCAAGCGCTGTCGGGCAGGGCTATGACGCCGGGCAGCCTGGCTTCTATGCCCCTCCGGATATCCCCTGGGTTCCGGGGACGGGGACGGCGGGAGTGGTCAACCGCGCCTACATCGTTCGTTTTATCGCCCCTTCTTCCAGGCGGATCACCAAGATCGCCTTCCAGATAATCGTGGCCGCGACCACAGACGACCCTTGCGATGTGGGGATCTTCTCCGGTGATCTCCAGACCATGCTTGGCTCCTCGGGAGCGACGAGCGGACAGCTCAACTCGGTCGGCGTCAAGACGGTCAACCTGCTCGCCGGGGTCTCTCTGCTCGGGGGGCAGGTCTACTATGCCGCCTTCGCCTATGGGCCGGTGGGCGGGACTGCCGCCAGCATCTACATGACCGCCCTGAATGGGGGTCAGTCCCTCTTCGGTACTGGCGCTCCGAACATCGAACAGACCTTCAGCAACTCCAAGTACCCGCTCTCGGCTCCCTTTGTCGTCGCAGGCAACATCTCCGGTTGTCCGATGCTCGCTCTGTTGCAGTAACCAACTGAAGGAGACGCATGAAACTCGTCCTTGCCCTCGCGGCCGTGCTCGCCACCGCCGCTCTCGCCGTCCCGGCCGCGCTGGCCGACTCGCCCCACTTCATCAAGGCTTCCGCCTCGGTGGACAACGCGGGCAACTTGGTCTGCTCGTTCAAGGAGGCTGGCCTGGGCAACACCGCCGAGACCGAGGCGGTCACCTGTGCGGCCGACGCGAGCGCCGTCTACGCCTGCATCAACGGTGGTAACAACCACCCGCAGGCGGCAAACAAGGAGACGGTCTCTGGTCCGGTCTCCGGTGGTGGCCTCTTCCCGGTCCGGAACGGCCAGACGACCGGCGAGATCACCGTCGCTCCTCCCTCTCAGGGCGACTTCTCCTGCCCGAACGGCCAGAAGCTCGTGCTCGCGGAAGTCAGCTACACGAACATCGTCCTCGCTGGTTCCGCCGGTGACACGGCCGACGTGCCGGGGACGCTCTCGAAGGTTCTGGTAGACCTTTCCTAGCGGTTGCGGGGGACAGCCGCAGAAATGCTTGTGAGCGCCCTTCGGGGCGCATCCCCCACTTCAATCCGGGGTACGACTAACGGTAGGTCGCCAGGCTCTGAACCTGGAGGTGGAGGTTCGACCCCTTCCCCCGGAGCTGTTCCCAGGCTAGGCGCACCGGACACTGAGGCTCATGCAGCCAGGGACGATCGAACCGGCCGTAGGCTTTTGACGCGGCACAGAGTGGAGAACAGACGGCTCTGGGGATCACTCGTCCAACTCCGCGAACAGCCTGACCTCCTCGACCATTCTTGCGTGCCCTTCCAGGGCCTGCTCCAGGGTCGAGTAGCGGGCGCAGTTGAGATCGGACCAATCGCCCTTGAAGACCATCGACTCGAAGATCAGCGGCGGCAGGTCGGGGTCCCAGCAGTGGTTCAGCCCGATCCAGACGGTCGAGACCCAGTACGGGCCGAGCGTGTCGTCGGCCACGCGGCAGTACTCGATCACCCTGTGCAGGCGGCCCCACTCATCGAAGGAGATCGGTCGGCCTTCCTTGTCGTACTCGCGGCCAGGACCGAAGTCGGGCAGCCCGGGCGGCTCGGTCGAGCCGAGGATCTCTTCCGTCGTCGGGCTACTTGGCGAGGATCCGGACTGTTCCATCTTCGTGACGATAGACCTCGACCGAGCCTTCATCCGCCTTCTTCCATTCCTCCTTGGAGAGATCGACGTGGCCTCGGGGTGAGAGCCGGAAGACGAGGCAGTGAACGACGTGGCTCATTCCGTCGAGGGTCTGCCCTCCGGCCGCGTTCAGATCGGTCAGTAGTCGCACGAGCCTGCGGTTCGTCCGGTGCAAGGACCACATCATCGAGCCGAGCAAGAAGAAGACGACGAAGATCCAGACCGGGAAGTACCAGCTCATCGTCTCGGCGGCATCGTCGTGATGTGCTTCGGGTTCCAGGTGAACTGCTCCCCCTCTGCTCTTGGCCCCTGGTGGTAGTCCTCGACGTGGCCGAAGGGGCGCCAGCAGGCGACCTCTACTCCGGCCGCCATCGCTCGTTTGCCGCAGTAGCGCGGGTCGCCTTCGTAGTCGTACTGCCAGCCTCTCGTTCTTTCGACCAGTCGCTCGCGCACGCGCTGTTCGTGGCCCTCTTCGGGCGTGCGGCTCGCCATCTCCTGCCAGTCGGTCTCGCCCTTGAAGTCGTGGCAGTGCCCGCAGTAGCGGAAGCGAACGTCGTGCGGGTTGTACGAGGTCCAGCCGCAGTCGGGGCAGGTGAAAGTCTCGCTCATCCTCTCCCCACCGGGGCGACGAAGACATTGATGCCGATCTGCCTGCCGACGTGAACGGCATGGCCGACCAGGAAGCCGAGGATCATCTGCGCTCGTTCGTGGAGATCCTCGGGCAGTGCGTCACCGGCCGCCGAGGCAGCGGCGTTCGGTTCTCCGCCTGGCTGTCCTCTCACGTTCAGGGTGATGAAGAGCTGTTCGACGGTCACTCCTTCAGTGGCGAGATACTCCTCGACCGCGTCGATCCCGACCTGGCAGGCAAGATCGAGCAGCGTGCGCGGCTCCTCACTGGCCACGAGCGATCCTCAGCAGCTCGCAGCGCAGGCACTCGACCTTCGGCTTGGCCTTCGTTCCCCCCATGCAGTTACAGGTCTGGCGCTCCAGCAGATCGACCATCGCTGCTAGGCGATCGCGGAGAGCCGGGCGGCGAGCGATGCGCACTCCTCTCTCATCGGTGTTCGGTCTTTTCGCGGAGCAGCTCCAGCAGCCGGTACGCCTCGGCGAACTTGCGATGTTTGTAGTCGCGGCCGTCGAGCAGCCGAGCATCCCGCTCGGCCCTGCGGAGTAGACGCTCGATCCGGTTCAACGCGGCTCTCTCCTCCTCGGCGTTCATCAGTACCAGGGCACTCGCTTTCGCCGGTTGATCTGGAAGATCAGCTCGCGCTGCATCGCCCGTCCCTCGACTCTTCCAGCAGAGACGAGCTTCTCGCCGACCACGTTGGCTAGATCGAGTGCGGCGTCGGTCCCGGAGATCCCGCTGGCGATCGTGTTCCGCAGCTTCGAGCGCCGCAGCTTGTCGCCCTCGACCGAGATCATCCACTCGCCTGGCTCCTCGCCCTTCTCGATCAGTCCGAAGCGCTTCATCCAGGACAGGCGTGACCCGGCGCACTTACGGGCGTGCGTGATTCGATCGGTGTTCTCTTCGAGGTCGGGGATGGCGAAGAGCCGCAAGGCCAGCTCGCGGGTCGTCACCACCCCCGTCCCGTTCAGGTCGAACATGATCCCGAGCAGCTCCCGGTCCGAGTAGTCCGAGATCCTGATCGTCTGTTCCAGCGAAAGCTGCTCGGCGGCGCTCATGCGACGACCGCGAACACGCTCGTCTTCTGGCCCGACTTTGTGGTTAGACCAGCCGCTCGGATGTAGCCCTGCTCACGGAGCTTCTCGACCGCTGCTCCGAGCTGCGAGTGGTGCAGGCCGAGACCCTTCTCGATCGCCGGTCGCGTGAACGAGCCAGGCACGTCTTCGAGTGCCGGAGGGTTGGAGGCGACGAAACCCCTGATCCCCTCCAGGATCTTCAGCGCCGTCTCGTCCGAGACGTGCGTGCCGTGCTTCTGCTTCCTGGGCTTCGGAGCTGACTCCTTTTTCAGGTAGGTCATCCGCTCCACGATCCCAGCCGCCTTCAGAATCGCGAGCAGGCGGTTCGCCTCCGCTCGCGCCTTGGCCAATTCGGTCCCAAGGCGATCGACCTCGCGTTTCGCAGCGTCGTAGCGCTCCTGGATCGGAGCGAGCAGCTTGACCAGCTCATCATCTACTTCCTGGTTCAGCTCGGCTCGCTCGACTTCGGTACGACGCTCGACCGTTCCGCCGCCGAGTCCCGGCGCCTGGGGCTCGTGGCCATTCCGGAGCGACCACTCCTGGATGGTTGCGATCGGGTCCTCTTCGCTCGCGAGCATTTCTAGGAACGGTCCAATCCGCTCCTGAGTGGTCTCGCCGACTGTCTGCCTTTTGCGGAGCACTGCATACATCTGGCTGGCCGCATCAGGGGTGCTGTATGGCGTCGCTGCCTTCGTCTCGTTCAGCCAGGCGTAGTTCGCATGGCCGAGCGTGCTCGCCGACAGCTCGCCGACATTGAGACGTTCGAGCTGCGCCAGCAGCTCTTGCGTCTTCTCCTGGTTCGTTGTCATCGGCAACCTCCTCGGATTGCTCCGTTAGAGATGACAGGTCGCAGTGGAGCGTAACGCCTAGTCTGGTCAGCGCCCCCAGCAACGGTTCCCGTTTTCCGGCCTCGATCAGGGCCAGTAGTCCAGGGCTGATCTCGCTGCGGCTGGCCACCTCAACCACAGATAGGCCTAGTTCACGGCGCCGCAATGCGAGCGCCTCTCCCAGCAAAGGCGGCCCCCCTCGATTCCTTTTTCGTGCTCTGACGGCGGTCGGAGCGTTGTCGCGGCAGTGTGCACTTTAGGTGACCTGTTGTCAAACAGGATGGAGAAGGTCTGGTGAAGCGATGAGTGAAATGCCTGAGCACGTGAAGCGTCATTTGCATAGCAAGGAGCAGCGGGCTCGTAGCAAGCAGAACGTCCGCACGAACCTGTCCAAGTCCACTCGCACGATGGTTGGCGATGACGGTGAGGCGCTGATCGCGATCTGGTGGGCGATCGCTAACGACCCGATGCGTCGTGATGCCGATCGTCTGCGCGCAACCGAGCTACTTGCCGACCGGGGCTGGGGCAAGGCCGCCTCCTTCACCCCGCAGGAGGGAGATCCGCTTGGACTCGAAGATGCCGAAGAGGCAGCCGCAGAGTTCCGCCGTCGGGTCCTTCGCCTCGCTTCCGGAGGAGACGAAGGAACAGCTTCTGGCGGAGTTCGCGGAGCAGAGCCTTCTCGGAGCTAACGGCTTCGAGCACTTTCTTTCCTGGTACTGGCCGCTCTGGGCACGCGAGAACCAGCTCCCCCCGGAGGGGGAGTGGACTTACTGGCTGATCCTCGCCGGGCGCGGGTTCGGCAAGACCCGCTCCGGCGCCGAGTGGATCAGAGAGTCGGCGACCTCGGGTCGGTTCAAGCACGTCAACCTGATCGGGGCGACCGCCGACGACGCTCGCGACATCATGGTTGAGGGCGAGTCGGGGATTCTGGCGATCTGCCCGCCTTGGCAGCGGCCGGAGTACCTGCCGACCAAGCGACGGCTCGACTGGCCGAACGGCTGTCGGACGCTGATCTTCACTGCCGACGAGCCGGAGCGCCTGCGCGGCAAGCAGCATCAGCGTCTGTGGGCGGACGAGCTAGCGAGCTGGCGCTATCAGGAGGCCTGGGACCAGGCGATGCTCGGCCTGCGTCTCGGCCCCGACCCGCGAGCGTGCATCACCACGACGCCGAAGCCGCGCCCGATCCTGCGTGAGCTGCTCGACCGTGACCGGCTGGTGATGACGCGGGGGACGACCTACGAGAACCGCGAGAACCTTGCCGACCAGTTCTACGAAGAGATCATCCGCAAGTACGAAGGGACCCGGCTCGGCCAGCAAGAGCTGAACGCCGAGCTGCTCCTCGATGAGGGCCTCGCCTACCGCGTCCGCACCGGGGTGCACGTGATCCCGCCTTTCTTCATCCCCGGACACTGGGACCGCTTCGAGGCGATGGACTACGGCCGCAACCATCCGACCGCCTGGCCGGTCTTCGCCTGCGACTACGACGGCAACATTCTCGTCTTCGACATGTACTACTCGCCCGGGCTCGTCTCCGAGCATAGCGCTGCGATCCATGCCTGTCGCAAGCGCTGGTACCCGCCGGGTGAAGCACACGTTTGCTACGGCCCGCCGGACATTCGTTCTCGCTATGGCTTCATCGACCCCTCCGGTCGGGAGATCTCGGTCGAGACCGAGTTCGCCGATCGAGGGATCTCTTTCGCCACCGCTCAGACCGATCGCCGGGCCGGGTACATGCGAGTCGAGGAAGCGCTGCGCGAGCGCGAGGAGCGATTGTTTCCGGACTGGCATCCCCTCTCCGGTCAACCCGGCGCTCCACAGCTGTACATCTTCGATCTCGATTCCACTCAGCCCTTGATCGAGCAGCTCCGGGAGGCGCCCTTGGAGGATCCATCCTCACCGCTCTCTCGCTTCCCCGGCGAGGCAGTCGAGCAGCTCTGGGAATCCGATCACGGCCATGCCCACGCGGCGCTCCGTTACGGGCTGATGTCTCGGCCGGGGCCGTCCCCCGGTCTCCCGGACAAGCCGCTCGATGACGAGCGTGCCGAAGCTCTGCGCCAGAGCTTCCTGCGCGAGCGCGCAGAAGAGGAGGAGATCGATGATGTCGAGTTCGAGTACTTCACCGCCTGGGACCTGTAGGGCGGAGGTCCTCGCCGTCCTGCGCGAGTGGCTGACCGAGGCGGACGAGATCTCCTACCACTTCGGTGGCACCTACGCCTTCGTCCTGGCCGAGGCGCTCGTTCGCCTAGAGCAACGAGAGGAGGAAGATGCGACTGCCGAGCCTGGTCCCGGGAGCGATCTTCGCACCCGGTAACTGCATGATCTGCGGGGGCAACGAGGGGCAGATGGTCGATACCGGGGTGGACATCCCCGGCGACGGACGGATGTACCTGTGCGTTCGCTACTGCGCTCCCCATATCGCCGACTTGCTCCAGCAACGAGAACCGGAGCAGCGCTGCGCGGCGATGAAGGCGAACGGCCAGCCCTGCACGGCCAAGGCCTTGTCCGGGCACGAAGTCTGTGTGGCTCACCTGAAGGTCCAACGCGAAAGGGAGGAGCAGCATGAGCTGGTTACATCTGCACGGGAAGCGTGAGAGGGCTGACGGCGAGATCGAGGAGTTCGAGGAGAACGTCGAGGTTACCGGCGCGATCCGCGTTCAGGGTTACACGGCGTCCGGCTTCCAATCCTATGAACTACATCCGGACGGTCTCTACTCGATCGAGGTCAGCGACGAAGCTCCGGTCGAGCCTGTCGCCGCCGCGAAGGCGAGGGCCAGCTCGAAGAAGGACGACTCCTGATGGCGACGGTGACGATCACCCGGACAACGGTCGCTCGCAACCCGCTGGACACGAAGACGCCCGGGGCGCCTGCCGCTCAGACGCCGATCGTCGTGGACGCGAAGAATGATCCGATCACGGTTCAGCTCGGTTCGCTCAACAGCCGAGGGCTGGATCTCTGGCCCCTGACCGTGGGCGAGTCGATCACGATCGCGGTGGCCTGAGAGGGCGACGACGATGCCGAACTACTTCCTGAAGCTCGGCGAGGTCATAACGGATCAGAAGACAGGCGCGCAGACGTTCGAGGAGCGTTTCGTCTACGTCCCTGCCGAGGCTCGGCTGATCCTTCCCCGCCTGCGAGAGGTCGAGCACATCGCCTTCAACGAGACCGGTCTGCGCACGGTCGAGCTGTTCGACCATCCGCCTGCCCCGGAACTCGATGTACTTGAACCGAGCGAGGCACGCTACCTCAGCGTCGAGCCGGTGATGATGACTTGCCGAGGGAGGAACTTTCCTCCCGGTGCGGTGATCGTCTTCAACGGCGGCGACGAACCGACCAACTACGTCTCCCCGACCGAGATCAGCACGGTGGTAGAGACGGCGACGGTCTCCGGGCCGGTCACCGTGCCGGTCTACGTGCGCAACCCGGACGGGACGAGAAGTAGCTCACTCGACTTCACCTTCACCGAACCACCGCCAATAGGGAGGTAGTCGTGGATCACACGCAAGCCACGATCCTGTTGATCGAGGTCGGGATCATCGCTGTGCTGATGCTGGTCGGCGCGATCCCGAGGCGCTGATATGCCCGCCAAGTCCGCGGCTCAAAGACGCTGGGCGTTCGGCGTGATGGGTCCCGCTTGGGCGCGGAAGCACCACATGGACACGAAGGGGTCGCTGCCGCCTCGGGTGATCAACCGAGCGATCGCCGGACGGAAGAAGCGTGTTCGGAAGGGGTGAGTCTGCCCGCGAGCGGGCGCTTCTTCGCCTGATCGAGCAACAGCAGCGAACGATCTCCGACCTGGTCGATCGGCTGATGCACATGAGCGGCCAGACCTGGATGCCGCCTCCTCCGCAGGCGAGCGAAGCGATCGAGGAGGAGCCCTACCTGTACTCCGCTCTCGAAGGCCTACCTCCGACCGAGGAAGAGGAGCAGACGTGGCCCTGAATCTGACCGAGGAGGAAAGGCAGCTCTGGAAGAAGCGGATCGCCGCCGCCGAGCACGACCAGCGCAAGTACCACCCGCTCTGGTTGGAGATCCTCGCCTTCTGTCAGGGCTTCCACTGGGTCAAGTATGCCGGGCCGCTCTCGCGCAAGCTGGTCACGATCCCGCCGCCGAAACACGGCCGCCGGTACACCGTCGATGAGCTGACCCAGTACCGTCTGACGATCCTCGGCGAGCTGGCCGGAGACAGCGAGCGGCCGATGGCCCTCTTCCGCCAGGACCAACGGCCGGTTGAGGACTACGCGAACCAGGCGAATCTGGCGATCGCCTACGGCTGGGACGAGGAGTGGCACGGCAACCGCGTGCTCCAGGACGCAAAGCGGACGATGATCGACCTCGGTACGGCGCCGATCCGCTGCTACTTCGATCCGACCAAGGGCGAGTACATCGGCGAGAAGCCGTTCCTGGGCGGACAGATGCTCGAACGCCAGCAGGCGATGGATCTGATCGACCAGGGTCACCCGGTCAAGATCCAGAACATCCGCGAGGGGAAGATCTGTTGGGAGCCGGGTCTGCCCTTCAACGCGCTCGTCCCTCCCGGCGTTCCCCGTGAGGACCAGTTCAGCTGGCTGGTCTGGAAGTCGGTCGCCTTCCTGCCCGACCTGAAGGAGCAGTACCCGAACGCGGCCAAGGATCTAACCGCCGACGCGATCCGCTCGCTCGCGACTCTTTCCCGCCCCCAGGATCCGATCGGACGCGAGCAAGGAGCGGAACCGTCCTCCGAGAACCTCGGTGACCACTGTTTTGTTTACACCTGCTTCCAGCTCCCGAACCGGAAGAACCCGCAGGGCAAGGTCGTCCTGCTCGGCTGCGAGCGCCAGGAGCCGCTGGAGACCTTCGACAGCCTGCCCTACAGGGCGCCGGATGGAAGCTGGCGGGCTGGGGTCTACTTCTTGCACGCGATCCGCCTGACCGATCGCTTCTGGTCTCGCGGCTTCATCGAGATGGCGCTCGACCCGCAGCGGGCGATCAACGAACACTCGACTCGGATCGAGCAGACGATCGCCCACGGCCAGCCCTTCCGTTGGATCGAGGAAGGCTCGATCAAGAAGCTCCCGGACGGATCGGCGGGGAGTGTCGGCTGGTTGAAGGTCGGCAAGCCTCGCCCGCAGACCGACCCGGGGATGCCTCCGGGCACCTGGATGTACGACGTGATCCGGGCTCGGCGCGAGGATCTCGCCCGAGCGGTGATGCCGGAGGCGGCGATGGGCGAGAACCCGACTAACGTCACCACCTATTCGCAGCTCGCCCTGCTTCACTCGCAAGCGGCCAAGCGGCTGAACGCGATCCTGCGCCAGAACGGCGAGGTCGTCGTCCACCTGGTCGAGGACTCGGTCTGGGACATCAAGACCAAGTGGGGGCCAGAGAAGCAGCTCCTGCTCGCCGGGCATGAGGAGGGTCTGCAGGCCTTCACCTTCAACGCTTCCCAGTGGCCGGACTACTACAAGATCGGCTTCGCCTCCGGGCCGCCGTTGCCGAAGGGCCAGGACGCTCAGATCAAGCTGATCGAGGACATGTGGAACGCGGCCGTCCAGTCCAGCGCCGCCGTCCGCGATCCCGACCGTTGGCTCTCCTGGCGGAAGGACTCAATGGAGGCGGGGAAGATGCTCGCCCTGCCGAGCCCGCCGGTCGATGCCCAGGTCGAGAAGGCCCAGTACGAGAACGACATCCTCTTCCAGAACCCGGATCCACAGGTGGCGACCCAGCTTGTGGACTACTTCGACAACCACCAAATGCACATCACTATCCATCGCTCGCTACAGGGCACCGCCCGGTTGATGGGCCGAACTGATCTCTTCGTCGGCCTGGAGATCCACTGCAAGGAACACGAGCGGCAGATGATGGAGACCGCGATGCAGTCGATCGGGACGCCCGGTCCGACGCATCCGACCGGCGATGTCGCCCCTCCGGCGCCGCAGCTTCTCGGCAGCGCCCCGCCGAGCCCGAACGGAGGCCAGTCGCAGGGTCAGCCCGCGCAGGCGCAGGGGAGATGACGTGCCCGAGATCCTCACCGCCACTTCCGAGAATGATGTCGTCTCCTGGCGTCTCCATGTCCTGCTCCTATCGGGGGCAGACGTGGCTTCCGCCGAGAAGTTGGCTGCGAGTGATGCCGACCTGCACGAAGCGGTCGAGCTGATCGAAGCGGGCTGCTCGCCCGAGACCGCCGTCCGCATCCTGCTCTAGGAGGTCACTTGACCGCTTACGTTCCCCGCGAGGGGCCTCCCGGCCCGCCGGGTCCCCCAGGTGATCTCTCTGCGGCCCTGTTCGACCAAAAGGGCGACCTGCTCGCCGGTACTGGCCCGGATGCGGTCAACCGCCATGGTGCCGGTCCAACCGGGTACTTCCTGCGAGCCAACTCGGCGACGCTGACCGGGCTGGACTGGGCGGTCGCCATGTCGCCGACGCTGTTCGACGCGAAGGGCGATCTGCTCGTCGGCGTCGATAACGACGTGGGCATGCGTCAAGGACTTGGGCCGACCGACTCCGTCCTCACGTCCGATATCGGTCAGGTGACCGGGGTGAAGTGGGTCAAGGTCGGCGACTCGATGGTCCTGGCCGGATCGAACCTGGCCAAGCTCGCTGCCGTCACCGGCGCTCCGAACGGGACGAAGTTCCTCCGTGACGACGGCTCTTGGCAGGTACCCGGAGCCAGCGCGATCACGATTGCGAGCGCCGTTCTTGCCGCCGATACCCCTGGGCCTGGGACGAATGCCACCTGGTTGGATGCGCTTACGCTCGCGCTCGCGGCCGGAACCTGGATCGTGGTCTGTACGGCCCTGGCGACCCAGTCGAGTGGCGGCGGCGGGACGATGGCCTATCGGCTCTGGGACGGTACGAACACCTTCAACACCTTTGACTCGCCAGGCACGGTCACTACTTCCGCCCCCTTCTCCGCCACGCTCAGCGCGATCGTTGTCGCTGCTAGCGCGATCACCCTGCGGCTCGCGCTGTGGGATAGCCGGAACGGCTCGACCGTGAAAGCCGCAGGGGTCAATGCCCCCTCTGGCAACAACGCGACCCAGATCAACGCGATCAAGACCGCATAACACGCCTACCTCTAGGAGGTTCTATGGATTTCCTCAGACAGTTGGGGCTGATCGACTACGAAACAACCCCCGACGCTCCGGCCCCCGAGGTACCAGCGCCGGAGCCAGCGCCGGAACCGGCGCCGGAACCCGAGCCAGAGGAGCCGGAGGCGTGGGCAGGCCCCTCCCAGGAAGAGTGGCAGCAGACCCAGACCGCACTCGCACAGGCGAATGAGTTCATCAACGCGCTGCAACAGCCGGTCTATCCGGAGGAGCCGCAGCAACCGCAGGAGCTTCCCTCTTACGACCCCTTCGACCCCGAAGCGGCGACCCGGTACTTCGACGCTCGTGACGAGCGTCTGCTCTCCGCCTTCCAGTCGATGATCGCGCCGATGTCGGAGCAGTACCAGAACGCCCAGGCATCGGAGTGGGCCGAGCAGACGCTCGGCAGGCTGGGAGTCCCCGAGGAGGATCACTGGCGTGACGGCGTTCTCTTCGCCTCCGCAGGCTTCCAGCAGTTCGATCAGATGGGCCGTCCGCTCGTCCATCCCCAGCAGGCCGCGCAGCAGGGCTATGAGTTCTTGCAGCGGTTCGCCGAGGCAGAGCGGGCAGCGGAGCGTGAACGGATCAAGGCAGAAGGCGCCCAGCAGGACGAGGCGCTGAGGGCGCGTACCCAGGCGCCGACCCCCGCCACCGGCCCTGCCGGTGCTGAAGGGGTCCCCGAAGGAATGGACGAGCTGCAGGCCGCTCGCGCTTGGCGCGAAGCCCAGGCCGCAGCTCAGTCCTAAAGCCCCGGCGGCTCTTCCCGGCCAGCGGAGCCGCCGGTCTCCCTATCCCCCACATCGAGGTCTGGGAGGGCCTCCCGCTATGGCTGACAGCACCCTCGCAGTGATTCAGAGCCTGCTCTACGAGATGCGCGGGCCGATGCAATCGCTCTACCCGACCCGGAACTTCCTGCTCGGCTACCTCTCGGGAGTCGGTCAGGACGGAGCGCCCGGTCGGATCACTCCACTCCAGAACCCGAAGCAGTTCGACGGCTCCTCGGTACGGGTGCCGCTCGACACCGTTGCCATGCAGGGCGGCGGCTGGGTGCTGGAGTCCGGCACGGTCAACGTCCCGATCGCGCCGATCATCACGCAGGCGAACATCGCCCTGAAGAAGTTCATTCAGCCTTTCGGCATCTCGCTGGAGGCGATGGAGGACTCGCGGGGTGGCAACTCGGCGATCGACGCGACCGCGATGAATCTGCAGAAGGCGCGGATCGCGATGGCTGACGCCGTCAACGTCGCGCTCTGCGGCGACGGCACCGGCAAGCTCGCAGGTGTTGCCTCGGGGACCTCGCCGGGTCTCTCAATGGTGCTCGACCCCGGCACCGACTGGGACAAGATCTACGTCGGTCAGGTCGTGGACGTGCTCACCGAAGGCACCGGCGCGGATGCCGGGCAGGGCAAGCGGCGGAAGATCGCCACGATCAACATCACGACCGGCACGATCACCTTCGACACCGCCCAGCAGGCCTCGGACGGTGGCACGGGGAACATCACCTTCGGGGCCACTTCGGCGCTGTTCGTGCCGGGCTCCTTCGGGGCGGTGCTCCAGGGTGGTTTTCAGGCGGCGGGACGGATCTCGCCCTTCGAGGGTGTGAACCTGACCGCCGTCCCGCAGTTCAAGGCTGTGGATGGGCGGGCCGGTGACACCGCTGTGGCGCCGATGTCGGACGCACTGATCGACCTCGGGGTCACGCTCGCGCAGCGGGCAGGCGACGGTCTCTTCGACGCCGCCATCGGCGACCCGAACGCGATCAACGTCTACAAGAACAGCAAGGCGAATCAGACCCGGTTCACGACTCCGACCGGGGTGGTTGCCTCCCGCTGGTCCGGGATCCAGGTTGATCTCGGCAACCAGATCGTCACGATCGTCCCCGAGCGGAAGTACAAGCCGGGCGAGATCGCCTTCTGGAACCGGCAGGCGAACACGCTGTACGGCTCGTCCGCCGGTCCCGACTACGACGACCTGGCTGGCTCGATGTTCAAGCAGTTCCAGCGCCAGACCAACTACGAGGTCTGGCTGAAGGATCGTCTGGAGCTGGGCTGGCACTCCCCGTCGAAGATGCTCTTCTTCGGCGATCTCCAGGTCCAGAACACGGCCGGTTAACCCGGGCGGGTGAACCGCCGTGTTGTCGGTCCGTGAGACGCGGGGTGGTCTGCTCCTCGCCGAGGAAACGACTGCCCCGCGTGAGATCCAAGAGGCACTGAAGAGGATCGATCCTGACCTGATCCTGGGTCAGGAAGTCGATCAGGCATGGTCCTGTTTCGTCTGGAAGGTGCTGCTCCAGCAGCCCGACCGTCCGGCACTCTGGCTGTTCGACTGGCGGGAGAAGATGAGGGACGGGCACTCGCGGCCGAGGCCTCTCTCCTTCGGAATCGTGGAGGAGGCCCAGGCCTTTCGGCGTGACTCTCGGCGAGCTGTGCTTGATCCGCTAAGGGCGAATGAGGAGATGGTCGCCAAGGGCGACGAGCAGGCGACCGAAGAGACGCTCGGGATCAGCCGCGAGATCTACAAGCGCTCGCGCACGCTCTCACCCGTCCATCGCAGCCGAAGCCTCTACCTCGCCCGCGCCCGGGCGCGCAGGGAGGGCAGAAGCTGATGGCGATCTACGCGCAGAAGGGCGCCGGTTTCGAGGCGACCGCCCAAGGTTTCGATACCGGCCTGGTCGGCACACTCGGCGTCCGCATCCTCGACAACGTCGGCGGAACGACGATGCCCCGGACGACGGCCGGGATCAGCGAGTTGGTTCCCGGCTCCGGCTTGTACGCCGTCACCCTGATCGCTCCACAGGTGATCGGCGAGTACACGGTCGCCTGGGACGACGGCCAGCCTGGCCCCGAGCACAGCGCCGCCGAGTCGCTGACCGTCCAGTCCACGACCGTCATCCAGGTCGGCACCGGCACCGAGGGGATGACCTTCGGCCAGATCCTCGACGACGTACTCGGCAACCCAGACCGCTTCGAGTCGGACATGCGTTCGCGTGCGGGCCGCTCGGTGAACATTCGCTACGCCCATCTCTGGAGCCTCGAAGACTGGACATTCCGGTTCGCAACCACCGAGCTGACCTCGTCCGGCAACGTGCTCAGCCCGGCGGCGGCTGACTTCGGCACTCCGATCTACCTCTGGGGGCCGGAAGGGGAGCAGCTCGTCTACCTCAACCAGGACGAGTTCGCCATCAGGTACGACCAGCTCGCGCTCGGTACGGCGGAGGCGTGGACGGTCATCGCCGAGGAGATCCTACTCGGGCCGACTCCGATCAACGTCGGCAGCTACCGCTGCTACTACCGCCGCCGCCTCTCGCAGCTGGTGGACGAGTCCGAGTACCCGATGCTCCCACCCGAGTTCCACCTGACCCTCGTCCATGGCGGCCGGGCCGAGCTGCTCTCCGTCTCCGACGACCCGACCTACGGGCACATGGAGGAGCAGTTCCAGAAGGACATCGAGGCGATGCGGCGCGAGTATCTGATCGACGCGCTCGGGCAACCGGCGATGTGGCCGACTGATTACTCGACGGTGAGCTAATGGCCAGCGCGGCCATCAAGCCCGCAAGACCCGGCGGGCTGCCCTATGCCGAGCTTGCGATCCAGGACTTCTCCGGCGGGCTAAACGTCCGTGATGCCGCCACCGAGCTGAAGGAGAACGAGACCCCGGACTGCATGAACGTTGTCATTGATGAGCGCGGCGGAGTGGCGAAGCGACTCGGCTACTCGCGCTGGAACGCAACTGCGCTTCCGAACCTGCTTACCTACGGCTACGAGTCCGATGTCTGCAACTGCGTCTTCTGGTACTCGCAGGCGGATGGGAAGCTGTACCGGGACACGAACGGCCTGCCCACGCTGGTCAAGACCTTCGCTGCCGGAGCGGCGATTGCGATTGCCGACTTCGCCGGGGTCTGCTACCTGATCCACGCCTTCGATGGCATGTACGCGAGCACGAACGGAACCTCCTGGTCGCTGACCAGTGCCGCCTCCGGAGCGATCCCCTCCGGGGACATGCTCGCCGTCTGGCAGAACAAGCTCTGGGTCGCCAGCTCGACCTCGAACCTGCTCAGCTTCTCCGCCCCCGGCGATCCGACCCGCTGGGACCCGGCCGACGACGCGGGCGCGAACTACATCCGAGAGGGAAACGACTTCCCGATCTCTTGTTTGTTCGGGACCTCGGGCGTGGATGTGCAGGCGAAGCCCGCGCTCCTGGTCGGCAAGCGCTCCGGCGCGCAGGGATCGACACACCGCGTCACCGATGCCTCCACCGGCGACTACGCGACCATCGACCAGGGCGTTGGCCCTGCGGGGCCACGAGCGATCACATCCCTGTACGGCAGCCTGTACATGCTCTCGACCGCCGGAATCTTCCAGACCGACGGGCAATCAGCCTTGCTCCCGATCGGCTCTCGGCTCTCGAAGATGTTCGATCCGGCCGCGCTCGACTTCTCACAGGCGGCAGGCTTCGCCGCCGGGCGGACACGCGACCGCGTTCGCTTCTCGATCGCCCGCGCAGACGCGACTGGTAACGACCTCGCGCTCGAATACCACCCTGCCTTCCAAGCCTTCACCGCCCGCTCCGACGCCGCCTCCTGCTATGTCACCCGAGGGCAGCAGAACGGGATCCTGCTCGGCGGCTCCCCGAATGTGGTCGGCCGGATCTGGCAATTCGACTCCGGCGGCGCCGACGACGGCGAGCCGATCTCCTCACGGATCCTCACCCGCGTCTTCCAGCCCGGAGTCGGCTGGCTGCTCCGTCTCCAGCACGTACGCATCCTCGGCCGAGGCCACTTCACGATGGAGTCGCTCGCCGACTTCGCCAAGAGCGGCAAGCAGAAGGATGTTTCGCTCGTCTCGGAGGGCTTTACCTGGGACTCGGACGGCTGGGACGATCCGACTGTCGGCTGGGGCGAAGACCTGGTCGAAGGCTGGGGCAGCTTCTACCCCCGCCATCTCGGTCGTGCCTTCCAGATCAGAGTCTCCGAGACCTCGACCGCGATCGGCACCGCCCCACCATTACTCGAAGACGGCGCCGCGCTGACGGTCGGAGCCTGGTCGCTGTACGGCCTCCAGCTCCACTTCTCCTCGCTCCACCCCATCGTCTGAGAGGGGCCTATGCCTTTCGACTTTTCGCCCTACCGGGTCGCCTCGGGAGAGAAGCCTGCCTCCTCGACCAAGTTCAACAACTTCCTACAGGTGGTTCAGGACGGGATGAACGCGATGCCGCCCGCGAACCTGCTCGGCTTTCCTTCGGACGCGAGCAAGTTCCTAGACGGAGCCGGGGGTTGGTCGGTGCCGGTCACAGACATGGCAGCCGTCTACTTGAAGACGACCGCCTTTGATCTGGTCAACAACGCTGCCCTGGTCGATCTGCTCCAAGGCTCGATCATCATCCCCGCGAGCAAGCTCGGCCCGAACGCGGCGATCAAGATCTTCGCCGGGGGCAGCTACCTGAACAACTCCGGCGCCAACCGCCAGCTCCGAGTCGTGCTCGCGCTCGGTCCGCAAACGATCTGGGACCCAAGCATGAGCGACCCGATGACGGGGAACACGGGACGGCGCGGCTGGCACTTCTTCGCCTGCATCCAGGCGATGGGATCGACCGGCGTCCAAATGACCTCGGGCTACTTCATGATCAATAACCCGGGGACGGCGACGGTCGGGCTGGGCAAGCTGAACAGCACGGTCGAGATCCTCGCTCCCTTCCAGGGCGCAGGGACGACGGTGAACATGACCGGCTCGCAGGTGCTGGCCTTTTCCGCCCAGCACAGCGTCGCCCACGCCCTTTGCTCGATGAAGCTCGAATACGCTCGCGTGGAGGTATCGGCATGAGCAACTACTACTACGGCTCAACCTTCGGCGGTCAGCGGCAGCGGTTGCCGTCCTACTACGGCAGTCGAGCGCCATATGCGCCGTACGCGGCGGCTTCTTCGGTGCCACCACCGCCGCAGCCGGGTGCGACCGGCTCCTACTTCCCAACCCCGCAGGACATGGCCCAGGTCGGCGGCGGCGGGTACACGGTCGGCGGCGGGCAGATGTTCCCGCAGACAGCTCCGGCCCCGGCGCCGACGCCAGCACCGGCGAGACCGGCGATCGACTTCGCTAATCTCGACTACTCGAACGATCCGATCCTCGCTCGCACTCGGGCGCTGGCCGAAGAGGCGATCGCCCAAGCAAACGCCGACGCACGAGCGAACCGCACCCGCCTGGCGATCGGCTTCGGCGACCCCGAGCTGGCCGACAAGCTGAAGCTCGGCGGTGACGTTCGCAAGCAGGCGGCGGAGAATACCTTCGGCACCGTCCAGGAGCTGGAGCGGACGCTGAACCGCCGGAACGTGTTCGACATCAACCGCCCGCTCTCCGACACGCGCAACCTCTTCTACTCGACCGAGCGCGCCCGCGAGCTGGGCCTCTCCGGCGAGCAGCACCTGCGCGACCGCTCGACCGCCTGGAACTCCGTCCAAGACAAGCTGGCCACAATCTCCCAGCAGGTACAGGCGTCGAAGATGGCAGCCCAGGCACAGATCATCCAGGCCGAGCAGGCAGCTTACGCTCGGGCGCTCCAACAGGCGATGTACGCCGCTGGCGTCTAGCCTCTTTTGCTCGCTCGCAGGCTAGGCAGCGTCGGCTGAGACCCTTCTGGGAGTGTTCGATGCGAACGTTCTCCGGCGTGAGTTCATGGCCACGGACGCAGTGAGTCTTGCGTGCGTTGACAGCCGAGGGCGATAGTCCTCGGAGAATGTTTTCGGAGTCGTCAACAACTTCCAGGTGTTCCGGGTTTACACACGCCCGATTCCGGCATAGATGGTCAATGACCAAGCCTTCTGTAATCGGTGCGACGTGGAGTTCGTATGAGACGCGATGGGCGTAGAGCATCGGACCATGTTTCCCACCTTGGCTGATAACGCCGTATCCGTTCGGAAGTAGAGCAGCGGTCCATCGCCAGCAGCCACTTTCGTCCACGACGTATTTGCTTGCGAATCTCTCAGAGAGGGGCCTTCTTATGGCATCCAACTCTAACGGGCATGATCTAGCGGCGGGGGTGTAGCCGATGCCAGCACTTCGCGTGCAGCCGATCCCGCCTTACTACGGTTCGAGGGCGCCTTACGCTGGAACGATTCAGCCGAGGCAGCCGATGCCGCCGATCTCTACGCCGCAGCTACCGCCGACTGGCGGGGTACTGCCTTCCTCTTCGCCTTGGGACATCACGCCCGACGTATCCCAGCAGGTCTTCGGGGTGATCAACCCGCAGCTCCAGTCGGCGGCCGACATCATCAACCGCCGAGGGCAGATGGGAACCGGCGCGATCTCCGGTCTGACCGGCGCCTACCAGTCTCACCTACAAGGGATCGGCGGGATGCTCGGCGGCTGGGGCCAGGACAAGTTGAAGGCCGCAGTCGGCTATGGGCGGGACATGCTCACCGGCGCTGGACAGACGCAGGCCGCAGGCCTCGGGAAGGCGATCCAACAGATCGGCCCCGGGATCAGCCAGGGCAGCGACCTCGACCTCGCCCAGCAGGGCAAGGGTGCGGGTGGTGCCTCCTACGGAACCGGGATCGCCGAGCTGGACGCGCTGATCGCCAAGCAGGCGGCATCGCAGGCCCGCTCGGCGATGGAGCCGAGCTTCGCCGCGATGGAGGGCCAACAGCAGCAGGGAATGCTCGCGGCCCAGCTCGCCCGTCAGCTCTACGAGCAGCAGTCGCAGATCATGGGCCAAGTCCCCGAGCTGGCGCTCAATCTCCAGAACCAGGCCTACCAGCGCCAGACCGACCTACGCGACTACCAGGAGCGGGTGCGCGAGTTCAACATCCAGCAGGGGCAGACGAAGGCACAAATCGTCGGCCCGAACGCGCCGACCATCTCCGGGCGACAGCAGTACTGGGACAAGGTTGCCGCCGATCGGACCGCGCAGACCGGGACCGTCTATCGGGGAACGACGACGGGCATCCGCCCGATTACCGACCCGAGGACAGGCCAGCAGGTCAAGACGGCCGAGCAGAAGAAGGAGCTAGCTAACTACGTCCTCGCTACCGGCCTCGACCCGAATACGGGCGCTCCCACGCCGGAGACCGTCGCCAAGCTGAAGGCGCTCGGCTACGGTAGCGGCGGCGGGGTCAGCGAGGGGACGGTGAAGACGAATGTCGCGGCGGCGACCGCGATGGCGAAGGAGAACATCCGCCACAACGAGACGATTCGCAAGCTCCAGATCGCCCAGCAGAACGCCGACACCGCTGCAGGAAAAGCACAGATCGCTGCGGCTACAGCTACCGAGCGGCATCGGCACAACGTCTGGGTCGAGCAGCACCCGAAGGCAGTCGCGGCCGACAAGCCGATCGGCACTCCGACTGGCAACCGACCTCGCGTCTCGAAGAGTGGGATCTGGACCTACGCGAGTGGCAAGCGGATCACCGATCCCCGGATCATCAACTACTGGGAGAAGCAGTACCAGACCGGCCGCACCGATGGCCGGGGTGGCCTCGGAGCGGTCAACAAGAAGAGTGCGAGTGGAGGCGGCGTACCGCCTCACGGAACGAAGAGACAGCCGAAGAAGCCGGGGACGTAGATGGCGCTTGGAACCGCACCGCGCCGGGTCTCGTCCGGTGTCTGGGTCACTCGTACCGGCCGCAAGCTGACCCCGGCCGGAGGCGCCTACTGGGAGAATCTCTACCGCTCCGGGCGCACGAGCGGCACCGGGCACATGACCCAGCCCTCGGTCGTCCAGCAGAAGCCGACTCCACCTACCCGCCCGGCCGCGCCGAAGACGCCGACCCGACTCCAGCTTGCGCTTGCCCAGGCAGCCTCACAGGGCCAGGCAGATCGGCGGCGCCCAGACGTACAGCAGGCGATTCGGGCGAGCAGGGCCTACCACGCCGCCGGGGACACGCTTCTGCATCCCAGAGATCTGCTCGCTCCCGTCCGCGCAGCGGGGGCAGTCGGTCGCGGCGTCGGCGGGACGATGCAGCAGCTCGGGATCGGCCTCTCCGCCGCCTCTCGGGGGACAAGCGCGGGGACGACCAGGGCGAGAGCGGCACGCGAGACCGTCCCCCGTCTTGCCACTCAGGCTGGCAACATCACGATCGGCCCCGACCTGACGGCAGCGATCCAAGGCCGAAAGGCTTCGGGCCTCGGTCTCGGTCTGGACGTGGCGATGCTACCTCTGTTCGGAGTCGGGCCGGTGAGAGGTGCTCGGGCTGCGATCGCGGGCACGAGAGAGCTGGCTGCGGGCGCAGGACGTGAAGCAGCGGTCGAGGCTGCCGGTGCCGCCTATCGGGGACCTGGGCTCCTTCAGAGTCTGAAGCGCCCGTATCGGGGAATATGGTATGAGCAGCGCTTCCAGCAAGTTCCGACCGCCCGCTCCGCCTTCGCCCAGCACGTCTTCGAGCGACCGATGGACTGGGCGAGCAAGGCGCTGATGGGAGACAGCTGGCTCTCTCGGAGCGGACGCAAGGCGCTCGGTAGCGAGGTCGGGATTCTGCCCAAGGGCACGACCGAGATGCGGGTGCCGAAGTACGCCGGACGCGAGCAGGTCACCGCCGAGGCCACGGCCCAGGCCTCGATGGCCAAGCACATGCAAGCCCTCCCGGAGGCGGGCACGGTCGAGGACATCGCTCATTCCTGGTATCACCAACTCCCCGACGAGCACATGAACGCGCAAGGTCTCCAGCGCCTTCGCGATCTCTGGGGCCGGGAGCACGAGCAGGTGGTCAGCGGCAGCCGTCTGAAGTCGGTTCAGGAGGAGTTGGCCGCCGTGGACGAGGCGATTAACCAGGCCGAGTACGGCAGTGACGACTACTGGGAATTGCTCGAACACAAGGGTGCACTTCGACAAGCGGTTACCGATCTCACCCCCGTAGAGATGGGCGGTAGACAGATCTGGTCTCCGCTGGAGCGCGATCTTGGGCTCAGTCTGACCAATCTGGACAAGACGATCCAGGCGGACGTGAAGCCCGACCAGAAGATCCTGAATGCGATGAAGGAGCTGACCGGAGATCGAGAGGAGACCCTGATCGACGCTGGGTTGCTCACTCCGGAGGGAGTAGAGACCCGCTCGAATCTGGTCCCCGAATGGCTTGGATTAGAGGGCGGAGGAGCGAACTTCCTCGGACATCGCCTCACTGAAGGACGCCGGACGATGTTTCCCGGCCGGGGCGGAGTCGGCCGTCCGAGGATTCCGGCTGGACTGAGCAAGCGCAACGAGCTGATCCTCGCCCGTTCTGGACGCTTGCGCCAGTCCACCCATGTCGCTGCCGAGGACTGGCTCGCCGCTCAGAACTACCGTCAACAGTTGAAGGCTCGCGAAGTGCTGGGGCAGATGGGGCGTCCCTTTACCGACCGCTACGCCTACGACCCGGAGACCGAGGTCGTCGTCAATCCGGAGGGCAAGGTCGTCCCGGCCAAGTGGAAGCGGGACGAGATGGCCTGGGAGACCGCCCATGGGGCAGACGAGGGAGAGCTGTACGACAAGGTCAAGGAACTGACCTCCGGCTACGTGGCCAAGGGTGACTCCGAGCTAGATCAGATGATCGAACAGGCCCGGCAACAGGGCGTGGATCTACACAACCTGCGAGTCGTGAAGAAGAAGGTCGCCGATCGCTACTATGCCCAGTTCACGAAGGCGCCACCGGCAGGCGCAGGGATGAGAAACTACGACAAGGCCGTGGATATCATGGCCGCGCATTTGATCTTCCTTCGCCTCGGCTACATCCCCAAGAACGCCGTCCAGAACGCACTGATGGCCGCTCCTCATCAGGGGATCATGGGCTTCTTCAACATGCCCCGGGCAGCACAGATTCTCAACCGTCGGCGGGTGAACGACGAGCTGGGACGGCAGGTGTACGACCACATGGCCGCCCAGGTCGGGCTCGGCGGAGCAGGGACGATCGGCCAAGAGCTGTCCGGCGGGATTACCGGCACGGTCGGGAAGGTGATCGAGAAGGGACCCGAGGTCTCCTCGAAGATCGCCGATCTGCCCTTCCGGATGTCGGCTTTCATCCACGAGGCCGCAGCCGAGGGAGTGATCCCCCGCTTCAAGGGTCAGCTCTCGGACGAAGACATGGCCAAGCTGCTCGATCTGATGACAAACCCGGAGAAGGAGGCCGATCTTGCCAACATTCGCTCTCGGGCGGTCGAGGCGATGGCCGACTTCTCACGGCTCACCCCCGACCAGCGCCGCACCTGGCGCCGATTGGCGATCATCCCCGGCTGGCTCTGGGCCGGTTCCCGCTATCCGGTTCACTTCGCTGCCACTCACCCCGGCCGCTCGGCCGCGCTCGCCTACGTCGCTGCCGGGGAGCCAGGTCTGCCGGAAGGAACGCATGTCGGCCCGATCCCACTGCCGAAGAACCGACCGCTCGATGAGTACTTCGCCAAGAACGTTCCCACCTACGCGCAGGGGGTTATGGGTCCGGGCGGGCTCTGGCGGACAGGATCGGTCTCGCCCTATGACACGCCCTTCAGCTCGCTCCAGTCGCTCACCTTCCAGGGCGGACGCACACCGGCCGATCTCGTGAATCCACTGATCCCGGCGGCCGTGAACGTCGGCAAGGGCACCTACGAGCTGTCGAGCGGCGAGACGAAGCGAACCAGGTTCTGGAACAACCTCCAGGAGAACCTCGTAGACCGCTTCTTCCCCGGCTACAAGGCCGTCGCCGAGATGGGCGGCGCTCTCGCTCGGGGCCAGGTCAGCGGCGGGGTTCCGGCAGCGAATCGGATCTACCCCGATCGCAGCTTCCTCGGCCAGCTTCGCAAGGAGGTCGGAGTCGGTCCGATCGCCTATAACCCGGTCGCGGGCGAGAGGACACGGGCGAACCAGCTCGGTCTCTCGAATACAGCCAAGCTGCTCAGCGACAAGATCAAGACCCAGGAGCGGATGGCGGCACAGGGGTACGACTTTGACTCCGATCTTCAGCGGGCTTATGCCATCAACGTCCAGCGCCAGAGACGGACCGACAAGCTTCTGAACGCCGGTTATACCGGCCTCGGCTACTACAAGCGGGCGATGAAGTCCGATGCCGACCTCGCCCTGAAGATCGGCGCGATCGACAAGGAGACCCGGGACGGTCTGTACGAGGACGCTAGGAGTGCCCAGTCCGAGAGCCAGCTGAAGCGCTGGCGCAACTGGATGCGGAACGAGTACTTCGACGGCAAGATGATCCGGGAGACGAAGGACTGGCTCAACCAGCAAGAGGCACAGGCGGCTCCGGCAGGAGGATAGATGCCACTCACACGGGCGCAGCTCCAGACAGCACAACTGATCATGGGGCTCGCCCGGCAACGGGGCCTCGGCCCGGGTCGTGCGCGGGAGCTAGCCGCAGCCGCCTATGCAGAGTCCGGGCTGAGCCCGAGCGCGATCAACAAGTCGAGCGGAGCCGCAGGCCTGTTCCAGCTCCTCTCGTCTGGCTATCGGCAGAAGGCCCAGAAGCTCGGTGGGCTGTTCAATCCGAGGGCGAACACGCTCGCGATCCTGCCCAACTACCAGAGCTACTGGCAACAGCATCCCGGCGCCGCACCGGGTGAGGCAGCCCGAGACGTTGAACGTTCCGGGCAAGGCGCCGGGTTCTACTCCCGGCCGCTCGGTCTGCTCGGCGGAGTCGGGGGCGGAGCCGCGCCGCAGATGGCGGCCTCTCCCCCCGCCCCCGACCAGACCGCAGTGGCACCGACTATGGCGCCTGGAGCGGCTATACGCAACCTCCTCATTCGCAACCTGATCAGCGGCAAGGACGATCTCGGTCCCGGCGCTCTTCTCCAGGCAGCACAGCAGGTGGCTCGTCAGCAAACGAAGCCCAGCCCGATGTCGGCCGCCCCGATCAGCGACACACCGCCGACCGACAAGAGCGGCAACTTCGTGGACCCGGTCACCGGCAAGGTGATCGGCACTCCCTTCCACGGGACACACACGCTCGGAAACTGGGAGTCCGACCGAGCGCTCGACGTGGCCGTCCCGATCGGCACGCCGGTCCGTTCTCCCTTCGGCGGAGTAGTCGGGAGCCAGTTCGGCTCGCTCGGAGCTTCGTCCGGCTCGCGCTTCGCCGGGCTGCGCCTGCACATCGCCAATCCACAGAACGAGTGGTACGGCGCTCATCTTTCACGGTTCGCTTCCGGCATCCGGCCGGGGGCCAGGGTGAGGCCGGGACAGGTCATCGGTTACTCGGGATCTGCCTCCGGAGTTGCTCACCTACATCAGGCGCTGCGCAGCGGGGATCCCTACTCGCTCGTGCGCTGATTCCCCCACCGAAAGGAGAACGTCAATGCGGAAGGTCCTTGCGGGTCTTGCCGTGCTCTCGCTTGCGGGAGCACTCGTAGGAACCGTCGTCGGAGCAACCGGCGATCTAACACAGAAGGGCCTCCTCTTCCGAGGAGCGAATCCCTTCTGCAACGGCTCCGGCTACATCACCCCCGGAGTACCCACGCTCAGCACCTTCCAGCTCCGCTTCAAGATCAAGCTCAACGAAGTGCGAGGACGGGTGACACTTCGCTCCGCCCTCCCCGAGCACACCTACTACGTCCGCCTCGTCCAGGGCATCTCCGACTGCTTCACGACGGACACGGCCTTCACGACCAACAAGCACGGCAAGGGTTCCTCACCAATGATCCACGAGGACGCGCATAGCGGCTCTGCCTTTCTCTTCGTCTGTAGTGACCCAGTGTTCGCCTGCGGCGGCGGAGACGACTTCTACGCCTCCGGGCCGACGATCCTCCATCACGTGACGCTGACGGCTTCGCTCGCACCTGAGTCTGCCGTACCCGCCGTCCCGTAGTCCTCCCCCCAAGGGCTGGCCCTGCCTCCGCAGTCGGGGTCAGCCCTCCCCCTTTAGAAGGAAGCTCATGGCCAAGTGGTACGAACAGGCCTACCCGGGCGGGCCGATGGTCAAGGTCGCAGGGTTCCCGAGGCCGCTATACCCGCCCGACGCGGCGAAGCAGGGCAAGACCCCCTCCGCGAACGGGCCGGACGTGATCGCCTACAAGCGCACGGTCTCCCGAGCGGGACGCTGGCCCTGGCCTGCCTCGGGAAGCGCTGGGTTCGATGACGCCTTCTCGAACGCCTTCTCGCACGGGAAGAGCGGCAACGTCTCCGAGACCGGAATCGCCGGGGTCCAGCGCCAGCAGAAGCTCGATCCCACCGGCTGGATCGGCGAGAAGACGTTCAACCTCCTGCGCTCGATCAAGATCCCCCAGGGGCTGCCGAACGCCGGACAGATGGCGATGGATGCGACCGCCGTCAATCTGATCTCGCAGGCCTGGATGCTCTACGGCGGGAAGGAACCCGAGCCCAAGCCTCCCGAGGATGAAGAGGCGACGGTGCGGACGATGATCGTGGAGTTCTGCAACATTGGCCTCTCGCACACGTCGGTCTGGGACTACCGCCAGTACCGGCCGGTGCCCCTGAACGTCAATCCAGCCTCGCCGCCGGACGGCGACTGCTCCAGCTCGGTGATCTGGGCGTTCGACTACGCCCGGCGCAAGACCGGCGTCAAGGTTCCCGATCCGGCGAAGCAGAACTGGTCGGGGTACGGGAACACGGACTACTACGAGGACGACTGGCCGAGGGTCTCGGGCTCGTACAAGGTCGGCGACCTCGCCCACTACAACGGGCATGTCACCATGTGCATGGTCGCTGGCGACTGGAACACGTCCGATTGGTGGAGCTTCGGCAGCGAACCGCCCTCACGGCGGAAGCTGGGCTATCGCTCTGACTTCCGCTTCGTCTGCAGGCCACCGCTATGTTGACCGTCTTCGCTCTCTGGATACGCCGCACGATGCGCGACTGGCCGCGCTGGACGAAGCGTCCGCTCAACCTCTGGCTGCGCCGGTACGGCGATCCGCCGAGCGAGCGGGACCTGCTTTGACCGCAGCGAACTGGGACATCGGCTGGGAGACGATGACGCTCGGGATCTTCTTCCTGCTCGTGCTCGCCTTCGTCGCCGTCGTCCTCGTTCTGCGAGAGAAGCACTCGCACAAGACCCGAGTCGGCTTCTTCATCGAGCGCGATCGCTTCGAGGACGAGGACTGGGAAGAGTGGGAGTCGGTCACTCCGGTGACTCCAGACGAGCAGCCGACGCAAGGGGACTGGCCGACCAGGAAGTAACGGGGCCACGCTGGGGCGGTGGCCCCGCTCTGCCGTCGGGACGACGGGTCTAGTCCCCCGTCGTCCCGCGAGCGGGAGAGTAACAACGGCGCTGCGCTGTCGCTACAATCGAACCCTCGCGTCATGGTGAAGCGGCGCTCCTTCGGGACGCGCCCCCTCTCTGAGATGCGGGTTGCAGAGGCTCCGGGAAACCGGGGCCTCACTTTTTTCGTGGTCCAAAACGCGCCGCTTTCGAGCGCGCTAGATACCTACGGGGCGGCTCGAAAAAATGGGCCATCGGAGGGCTCTGGGCCATCGAAAACGGCTGCTGCGGGTGACTAACGGCGGTCACAAAGTTGACGAGCGCACGGGCTCGGAGGCGGCGCAAACCCTTTGCCGGTGCCGTTCTGCGCTCCTCTTTGTGCCCTTGCCGCCGAGCGCTTGATTCGCCCTCCAGCTTCCCTGGACATCACCGGAAATCAGGCCGCGTATGGCTTAACCATGCGGTTCGCTCGCTCGCCGTGGGCCATCGAATGGGCCATCGGCGCGAAGGCGTGACCCACGGCAGGCCGAAGCGAGCGGTTGGAACCGATGGCCCATGCCGCCCGCCTTGGCAACATTAGAAAGGAAGTTCGTTCGCCAGCTTCTTCAGCTTGGCGATCAGCTCGGCCGGGGGGATGACCCCGCCCTCTAGCTCAGTGGCGATCTGGAGAGCGACCGCCTTCAGGCTCTCCTCGTCACCGGTCAACAGGTAGTAGGGGCTGACGCCGAGGATCTCAGCAAGGCCCTGAATGATCTCCAGCGAGGGCGTTCGTTCGCCTCGCTCGATACGGCAGATGAAGGTGTGTGTGCAACCCGGGAAGGCCATGTCTCGCTGGCTGAGACCGCGCTCCTCACGCAGCTTCAGCAACCGGAGACGAAAGCCTTCGGGATCAGCGATCTCCGGGACGAGCGTGTAGCTCATCCGAACGCCTTCCGGTGCATCTCGGCGACCCACTCGGGATTGCGAGTCCGCTCTGTGACTTCGTGCTCGTAGGTGGAGCGGACGGTCTCGATCGTATCGCCCATTTGGTCAGCGACCCATGCGATGTCTGCCCCAGCCGAGATCATTCGGGAGCCGTAGTTGTGCCTCAGCTTGTGCATCGAGAGAGGTTCGTATCCGCCCGAGGCGATGAAGGGCTCACCGAGCCGGTCGCGGAACCCGGGATAGGGCTTCTGGCCGCCAGGGCGTCCGTTCAAGTAGGCGGTCAGGCCGCCATAGGTCACGTCGCCACAGACCGGCTCATCCGGGCGTCGCATGATTCCAACAAAGGCGAGCTGTTCCTTCAAGAAATGAGGCGTCTCTTCGCCCATCTCGACTGATCGTCCGACCGGCTGGGTGTGTCGATCGGTCTTCAAGCCGGGGACCCAGGTACCAAGCTCGGGGTCGAGCATCCCCTCATAGAAGATCTGGCTTGTCTCCCAGAGGATGTTGCGCCAGCGCAAGCCGAGGATCTCGCTGATGCGAGCCCCGGTGTAGTAAGCAAGAGCGAAGACGATCCGATACTGCGGTGCGACCTCAGCGAAGAGCCTGTCCATCTCAGCCCTCGTGTAGATCCGGATCTTCCCTTTCTTCTTCTCTGGCCTCTCCTGCGCGGCGAGCCCAGAGACCGGGTTGTTAGGGAACATTCTGTCCGTCTTCCAGGCGAAAGACAAGACCGTCTGAATGTTGGCCAGGTGGCTATTCACCGTGTTGCCTGCCAGCCCAGCCGCGAGCATCGGCTGGAGAACTAGCTGGCGGATGTGCTCGGTCGTGATTTCGTGGACCCAGAGCCGGTGCAGCGGGCTAACCCACTGACTCCGAAGCCGCTTCATGTAGAGCCGTCTCGTTGAGGGCTTTAGCCTCTGATGCCGGGTCTCGATCACACTAGTTGCGTACTCCAAGTACCTGACTCTCGTCTGAGAGCGGAGCTTGATCTGGCCGCTTTCTCTCAGCTTCCAGTCGTACGCTGCCTTCCAGGCCTTCTCTCCTACTAGGCCTTGGTACACCTGCTTTGGGACTGTGACGCGCTTCCCGTCGAGCTTGAAGCTGTAGCTATCCCCTCGCTTTACAAGCCCTGGGTAGCGTCTGTTACGTTCTTCGTGCACGGAAAGGTCATCCTTTCTGTGTCAGCCCCGGGGTCGTTCAACGCGACGCCCGGGGCATGTGTTTGTGGTCGCGCTCACGTTAGCCGAACGTTGCCCAATCGTCAACGACAACCCGCGCATAGGTACACGCTCCTTCTACCTCGTTTCGCGTTCGGCTTGATCGGCCGGACGGCGCTGATCCAGACCCGGCCGCACTCGGCGCAGGTGGCGGAGAAGCAGTTCGGTTCATAGGGCGTCCTGTTGTAGCGATCGGGCCGACGAGCGGCGACCTCCCGGAGCCACTGGCGGAGCTGCTCGCGCTTGCGGCGCTTCACGTCCGCTCGGTGGCTCACGACTGCCCCTCGCCGTCGAGCACGGCCAGAGCAGCATCGAGGTCGTAACTAGCCTTGTCGTAAACCGTGCGCGCTTCGAGGATGCGTCCCTTTACCGCCCGCTCTTGATCGAAGCGTGCCCGCGCCTGGGCATATGTCCTTGCGGCCTCTGCGACGTTGAGGAGGTCGCGGGCAGTGTCACGGGGGACAACGACCATTAGCGGATGATCGCCGCCGAGGTCGATACGACCAAGATGCTCCCGGTAGCGGTCGCGGCGGCTCACGGCCGCTCCGGGTCGAGGGCGCGGTGGGCACGGTCGATGATCTGCGTCAACGTGACGGTGCGGCGTTCCTCCCGACCTAGTACGTCCTCGGGGTCGTCTAGTGAGACGAGCCACTCCAGCACGCCCTTGTAGCGGTCATGGTCGGCTTTTAGACGTGCGTATCTGACAAGATCAATGCCGCTCGCAGCCTCGCGCCAGCGGTCGCGTTCTTTCTCGGCAGCCTCTACGTCACGGTTGCGCATCCGCTGCCACGTGAGAGCTTCTTTCTCCGCTTCGGCCAGGCGGCCAACGAGAGCGTCGAGGGCGGCTAGGGCGCACTGCTTCTCGCGCTCGTACCGATCAGGAACTCGGGTTGTGGCAGAGCCATACAGGATGGTCCGCCGCACGTTCTCCACAAGCTGCTCCACCGGCTCGCTCACGTTGCCTTGTTGAGTAGCTGGCTTGCCGAGTAGGTCGAGGAGGCGACCGGCGGCTCGACATAGGAGACGTTTGGGGTGAGCTGACCCCCGACGAGCGGGTTCTGTTGCCAGCCCTGGGCGTGCTCGGCGATCTTTCGGAAGAGCGGCTTCTCCTCCGGCGTCCAGAGGCGGGGCGGGATCTTCGAGCGCGGAACCCTGATTTCCGGCGTGTGGCTTACGGGCACCCCTTTCTCGTCCTCTTCGAGGATCTGGCTTCCGATCTCGACCTCCTTCAGAAAGGGCGCACCACGACCGAGAGCCGGTCGAGCTTGTCCATGTACTCCTCGGGGATCGCTCGGGCGGCGATCATTCCGGCCTGGTCAGGATCCTTGGCGAGGATCGTCGCCGGGTCCACGATCAGCTTCCCCGGCTCGATCTCCTCGCCGTCCTTGTCCTCCTTCGGCTGCAAGATGACGGCGTACTCAAACAGGCGGACTTGCATCTTCTCCTCCTTCGGGTTCGGTGTTCGCTGCGCGCTTCATTACGGCCGCTGCGAAGCTCTGGCGCTCCTTCCAGAGCAGCACGAGCCAGTCGTGATCGACCACGGCGACCGGTCGCTTGTGCGGCTGACCGACGACCAGGATCCAGGGAAGCTCCAGGGTCTTGCCGTCCCGCTTCGCCTGCTCGATCCACGAGCCTCTGACGCCGCCGGTCTCACGCGAGGAGCGCTTGATCTGGATCGCTAGAGGCACGCCGGAGACGTCGGGTCCCATCTTCCCGACCGGACCGGAGCGGGTACCGCCCCAAGCCTTGGCCACTCGCAGCTCCAGGTCCTTCCAGGGCACGGTCAAGCGCAGCGCCTCGATCCCGGCGAAGGGGTAACAGTGCTCACTGGGCACGCCTCTCGATCTCCTCCACGATCATCTGGTAGGCGAGGTTCTCGACCCTCAGCCCTTTGTCGGGTCTGTCGGGCAGAGAGATCCAGCGCGGGATCGTGAACGACCAGCCGGAGCGCTTGCCCGGGTTCGTCCATCGCTCGTGGTCGAACTCGTCCTTGCTACTGACCTCGAAGAAGGCGGCGACCTCGGGGTTGGAGGTCGAGCCGATCGCGAGCGTCTCGGCCTCGTTCGTCGTCCAGAAGTCGCAAGCGCGGACTGCCTCCTCGGTGTTCACGCGATCTCCTTCCGCTCATCGAAGAAGTCTTGGGCGAACAGCTCTTGGTTCTGGACGACCCAGACCAGCGCCGGAGCGAGGACGTGGTAGCGCTTCAGCGCGGATGTGAAGTCCTCGGCTCCGATCGACTCGGCGATGATCTCGACCAGCTCATCGAGGATCGCTGCCCCATCTTCGTTGTCATCAGGGACGCGGACGGTCCAGGTCTTGCGCGGGCGCTTCGGCTGGGGCTCGTGATGCTCGTGCTCGTGTCGGGTCGGTCGTCCACAGGTCGGACAACGCTCAGCCTCCCGGCCCGGGGGGATGGGAGCTGCTGCTTCGGAGGGGGCCGGGAGGCTCAACGTCCCGATCGAGATCCAGCGGTCGTAGCCGTCGTTCTCTAGCCAGTGGAAGGTCTCGTCCTCGGGGACCCAACGGATCCAAGCCCGGTGCCCCTTGCCGACCACTCCGGTCACGTCCTCGTGGTGGTGCCAGCACAGACCGACGACGTTGCGGATCACGGTCGTTCCAGTCGTGCTCGGCACTCGGACCCACCAAAAATCCCCGCCGAGGAAGGAGCGTCGCCAGAGATGGTGCTTGTGATCGACCGGCCGCTTGCAGCCGGGCGCATCACAAAAAGGGCCGACCGTGTACCTGTCGCCCTTGACCCCGGCGATGTTCCAGGCCTCGGAAGGGATCAGAGTCATCGGCGCCTCGGGGACTGGCCGGTCGTCGTCGGCTGCTCTACCTCGCCGGTGCGCAGCTCGCGCCGGTGCTTGTTGAAGGTGTTGGAGACGAGTGCCGACCAGCCCTTGTCTTCGACTGTCCAGGCCAGCTCCTCGACCACATCGAGCAGGGAGAGGATCGCCCGCTTCTCGGGGGTGTCCTCGGGGATCAATGCTCTGCCTCTCGGAAGCGATGAGCGGCGCAGAGGTAGAAGATCGCCTGCCGATGGCCGACCTCGGTGTTCGTGATGAACTTCGCCCGCTCGTCGCAGCCGACGTAGGAGCAAGGCCCGACGTCGCCTGCCGCCTGGCGTTCCTCGGTCACGCGGACGCGTGCACGGACGACTACTGACAAGCCCATTCGCCTCCCCGGCCCTGCCGCTCCATCCAGGCGGCGGCGAGGGCGTTCGCATACGGCGACCAGACCGACTCGTCGGCGTAGGGCGTCCGGCTCCAGGTCGAGGGGTAGAGGAACTGGAAGAGGCCCGAGGCCGACGAGCTTCGGTTCTTCGCGTAGCGGTTGAAGGTGCCGCCGGTCTCGCAATGAGCGCGGCGCTTCAGAAGCCCGTAGGAGACGCCGTAGGCGATCGAGGCGAGACGGATCGCCTCCAGTGAATCCGGCCTGTGTACGGCCTGGAGACGGCGCCCTGTGAGCCTTGTCTCCAGCTCGCGTACCTGGAGCACGCGCTGGGTGAGACGGTGCTGGAGGTTGTCGCGCTGGGCGCGGTACTTCTTCGCTGCCGCGTGGGCGTAGCGGTAGGAAGATTTCCAGTCGGCGTCGCTCGCGCTCGCACGAGTGCGAAGGGTGGCGAGCAGAAGGAAGGCTGTTACGAGAACTATGAGGGCGGTGAGCATCCGGATGATCCCGTTCCTCTCATGCGTTGACAGGGCCTCGCCGAGGCCGTAGCCCGGCGGTATCTACGGGGCACCGAAGACCTCGCGGCCGATCCGAACCGCGTCCGGATCCCGGTCGTCCCAGATCGGGCAGTCGAGTCGGTAGGCGCACCACTTCGGCGAGCAGCGCCAGTCGTGATGGATCCCGCGCATCGGCCAGTCCTCGTCGGGGCCGAGCGTCGCGTAGAAGTAGTTCAGCTCGCGTAGGGTCTCGGCGATCCGGCGCTTGGTCTGCTCGGCGATCAGCACCGAGTAGCGTTCGACCATCTCGTCCTTGTCCAGACCGGTGAGTACCTCCGGCGTCTGGCTCTTGGTTGTGATCACGTGGTAATCCACCGGGCGGGGGACGACGAGCTGGTAAACCCGTCCCTGCATTCGCCACTGCGACTTCGGCTCATACACCTTCCGGCTGCTGGTCTTGAACTCGATCGACGGCCGCTCGTTCGCCTGAACGAGGTCGATGTAGCCGTGCATCGGGACCGGCAGACCGATGTCGAGCTTGAACTCGTGCTCGATCGATTCCGGCTCCAGGTAGGCGATCCGAGGGTGGTAGGTGGTGATGAGCTGGACCCCCTTCGCCCGGACCGTCTCCGGCTTGTCATCCCAGATCACTTCATCGAGTCCGCCGTAGCGCTCGATTGCCTGCGGCCAGATCGCGTCTTGGTAGTAGACGACGATGTTGGCCAGCTGGGGCTCGTTGCCGGTGACCAGCTTGATGTCGAGCCCGTACTCGATTCCGTGATGAGTGACCGAACCGAGCACGAGCGCTTGCCCCGGCGCCTCCTTGCGATCGAGCAGGTAGCGCTGTTGCCACTGGCGAGGACAGATCTCGGCCATGTGCAGCTGGGTCGCGGAGAAGTGCTCGATCGGCAGGACCCAGGGCAGCTCGCCGCTAGTCTCATCATGCTCCGTGATCACTCGGGTGGCGGCGAAGTCCTCGATCCTCACAGCCGCTCCCAGACCCGCTGAAGACCGACGTGACGAGCGATCCGCTCAGACTTTCGCATCTCGCCGGTGAAGCGGATCTTTCCCGTCCTCGCTGCGGCTCCGAAGATCGCGCCGATGACGTTGTTGCGGTTCGGCCCCGAGTCAGGCAGACCGATCAGCCGAATCAGATCGTCGGACGTAACCCGGTCGCCTCGGCTGAGGTTGTCGAACCAGGAAGCGGCGAACATCTTCCAGAGTCGGACGCGCTCGGCCTGGCTCGCCTGATTCATCCCGACTTGCGCCTCCAGCTCGGAGCGCTCCCGGTCGAACAGAGATGCCTGCTCGTCCATCAGGACTTCTTCTCCGCGCCGAAGTAGCTCTTTGCGCACTCGGTCGAGCAGAAGGGGTCCAGCTCGGCCACCGTCTTGCCGTACTTGCGGGAGCGCTCCGGATAGCGTGGCCCTCGGCAGACAACACAAAGACCGTCGCGACGCACCTTCGGCTCAGCCCTTCGCCTCGGTGATCTCATCCCACTCCTGTGGCTCCGCCCCTTTGAGTAGCTCCTGGCAGCGCGCACAGCTCTCTTCAAACCACGCCATGGACATTCCGTCCTGGGCGAAGTCGCGCTCTCCTCCAGCCCGGCGGGTCGCTCCGCACGGGCAGGTCAATGTCCAACTGAAGGCGTGACAACCGTCCGAGTGCATGTACGTGCTCCAGGTGTGCTCGTGCTCGCTCATTCCTTCGTCCTCCCGAGGAAGCTGCCGACGAGCAGAGCGAGCAAGAAGGCGACGAAGAGCCAGCCGAGGACGATGCCGAGGACGCCGTACCAGGGCACTCATCGCTCCGTCTTGCACGGACCGAAGTAGTGATCGGCGTCCTCAGGCGAGAGCAAGATCGACTCGTCGGCGCCGATCTTCAGCGTCTTCAGCGTCCGTTCGAGTTGGCAGCGTTCCCGGTGGCCGTCTGGTTGCGATGGCTGATCGGGAAGCGTGATCCGCCCGTAGCTGTTGGTCACGGTCTTGCCAGCTCGTAGCTCTCGGGCCTTCCGTTCCAGCAGATCAGCCGCGCTCTGGCGCCAGGCTTCTAGCTTCTGCGGATAGGCCCCCTTCGCCCGCCTGTTTTCAGTTTCGAGTTTGCGCAGTCGGGTCTCGACCACCTTGATCAACTCGGCACGCTTGACCTTGATCTTCGCCTGGGTCACGCCGCCTCTTTCAACTGCTCCAGCACTCCTTCGGCGAGCAGGCTCACATCACAGATTTGCGTGTAGAGCGTGAAAGCCAGGTGCTGCCAGTTGCCCGGCTGCTTGCCGATGTCCACGAAGCGGAAGTCGTTCTCGCGGATGATCTGCAGGGCTTCCCGTTGGGCGCCCGCGATCGTCTCCAGTGCCTTGCGGGTCTCCTCGTTCACTCCGCCTTCTTCCGCGTGCGCCGCTTCGGCTTCGGCGCTGCCTCGATCACCGGCGGGCCGTCGTCACCCGGAGTCCAGGTCTTCGTCCGCTGCACCTTCGATTCGCGGAAGTAGCCCTGCTCGTCGTCACGCCAGATGGTCGCGCCCTCCTCCTTGGCGACCTCCTCGGCGTAGGAAAGGGAGAGATCCCGGAAGCCGGTAACCCCGGCGAAGAGAGCGACGATGTTCTCCTTCGAGCCCTGGTAGATGCGGAGCGTGCCCGTGGGATTGAAGCTCCGCTCGAAGCCATGCTCGTTGCGCATGGGGGGGCTCCAGGGGCCGAAGGTGATCTTCGCGTCGTCCGGGATCTCCAGCTTGAAAGTCTTCTCACCGAAGACGAGGAGCTGCCTCATGGCCGCACCACGCCATGCAGACGCTCGGCTTGCTCGACGGGAAAGAAGCCGAGAGCGGCGTTTTGAAGCTCCTTCTCGCAGTCCGAGCACAACTCGGTCTTGGCCGTAGCTACTTCCTGGTTGTCCATCATCAGTTCGACCAGGCGGAAGCGGCGAAGGTCCCTGCGCTCTACCGTCCGACCGCAGGCATCGCACTGATACTTGGTCGTTGTCAGAGTCGCCATCACGGCCGCCGTCCCGAGAGCACGAGCCGCTCCAGCTCGGTCAGATTCCAAACCGCCTCGACCGCGTACAGGTCTCCGCCGACGTGACGGAGCAGAGCCGGATCATGGGGCGGCCCAGGCGGTGAGGACCACATCCAGTCGTCGGCCTCCCACAGGACGAGCCGATCGCCGAGCCATCGGCCGGGCCGGTGCTTCGGTGGGACAATCGGCACCATCGCCGTCCATGCCGACCACTGAGTCGCGACGTTGTACGGGCCGGGCTCGAAGCCCTCGGGCAGCTCGAACTTCGTCTCCAGCTCGATCACCCCGGCGCGGTAGTCGTAGCGGCGGCGCAGCGAGTCGGAGAAGGCGACGCTGCCGTCGCGCTGGACACCGCTCGTGTAGCAGAAGGCGGCCTGCCAGCGGCAGACGGCCAGCCGGGGGACGGCGTAGTGCTCGCGCCGCTCGCGATCGGTGTCTGGGTTGAAAACGCGAATGCGGACGACCGTGCCCCCGGCCTGGATCGTCGGCGTCAGCGCGATCAGGGCGACGTTCTCCTTCGAGGCGATCTCGTAGGCGCGGCCGATCTCCTCCAGCTCGCGCCGCTCGCGGGGGTCACGAGCACGGCGAGCTTCGCGGCGATACTCGGCCGCAGCCTGGCGGGCGCCAGCACGGGGGATGGTGACGGTAGAGAGATCCATCAGGGCCTCCAGTTGATGATCCAGAGGGCGTAGTACTCGGCCATCGAGGCGACGGCGGTCGGCTTGCGCTGCTCCTCGGGCAGGTGCTGGAGGGACTCGACTCCGGCCTTCAGGGCGACCTGCTTCAGGATCAGCAAGTCCTTCTCGCTGATCCCCGGCAGCGCAGACTCGCCGTCGTCGCGGGTCGCTGCCGTCTGTGCTCGCTCCATCGCGTCGGCGACCGAACCGGCCAGTGTCCCGTCCGGGACGACCTCGATCCCGTTCAGGTACCGGCGAATGAAGCCGCGATCGGTCTTCTCCTCCTTGAAGGTCAGGTGGACGTGCTCGCCGTTGACCACCGCCTGCTCGGCGACCTGAGCCAGCTGACGGTAGGTCGTGCTGTACTCGCGGCCCTGGGAGTCCTTGGCGATGTAAAGCGTCTTGCCGGAGTCGAGAGTCTTCGTCTCAACTTCCGAGATCGTGTCCACCCGTTCCATTCGTCCCCTCCAGATCGACGGCCCGGAGACGAGCGGGTGAACAGACGACGCCGTGCTCGGCGAGGACCGCAGCGATCCGCCTCGCGTTGCGTCTCGACACGCGGCTATGGCCCTGCTCGTTTCGGGAGAGCGAGGAGCGACCAACGTTGGCCTCGACGGCCAGCTCGGTCTGACTCAGATTCGCCTCGTCCCGGACGAGCTTCAGGCGCTTGCCACTCTCGTGCGCCAGCTGCTCTTCCGTCATCCCCATTGCCCGCCGAAGCCAACCAGAGGGCCTGCCGCTCGGTGTGCTGTCTTTGCGTCACCTTTGCGGCGTTCCTGCGTCCTTGTGCAGCGCCAGCACTTTACCCAAGCCAAGACCCGCTCTTGTTGAACGGCTGTCTAATCTTTCCGCTATTTGCAGGAATGGGACACTTACCCTTCGATTTACCGAAGGCAAATGACTTGGCTTGCCCCGCTAAGTGACTTGACTTTCTTGACGACTCGGCCCCGATCTGTCATCCTCGCCGCCTCAACGTCGGCGCCGGGCGTCAGGGACCGCAACCCCCCACACCTTCAAGAACGCCCGGATGCGACCATGAAGAAACCCGTCTGATCTGAGGGCGTGCGGCATGGGGCTATCCGGCAGACCGGCCCCCGGGTGATGTAACCGCACGAGCGAGGGCTCCGGTCCATACCGACTGCCTGCTACCCCCTTCCCGACCCTGGGGAGGGGGAGGGTCCGGCCCGCCCGACCGCCTGTACTAGCCGCTAGGCTAGGCGCCGGGGACTTGGGAGCTGCGGGGGGACCCGTGGCTCAGCCGATCGAAGAACGTGTGCAGGCGGTGCAGCTCTTGCTCGCGTCGCTGCTCGACTATCTGCCGACGCCGGTGACAAGCTCGGGCTTGATCGCTCGCTCCAGCCTGCCGGGACCGGCGCCGGGCAAGCGGGTGCCGTGCGGGCACTGCCGTCGCTCCGGTCGGATCCACTCGATCAAAAAATCTCGGATCTGTCCGGTCTGCGAGGGCCACGGGTGGCGGGCGCGTCGCCGCTTGAACCCGAGCCACCCCTTGTACGAGCAGCCCTACGACGAGTACACCGGGTTGCCGGTGCAGGCCGACGAGACGCAGCACCCGAGCGCGATGTCTGACCGCCAGCTCGGAGCCGCGCTGGAGCAGCTGGAGTATGCGCACGAGCTTCGCCTCGGTCACTCGGAGGGCGAGCGCTACGGCTGGGAGCGGGAGCGGATCGCGCACGATCGGCAGGGCTCCTACCGGGAGTTGCGTCGCTCGCTCGGGCTACTCCATCGCCGCTGGCCGGTTGGCTACCAGCAGGTCCATCGCGTCCACTTCCGAGGTCTGTCGATGCTCTGGAACAAGATCGATCGGCTCCTGCTTGACGCCGCCGAGGAGTGGGTCGCTCGCGAGATGCGTGGACCGGTTCGGGTTCCGCCCTGGCTTCAGGAACGGCGAGCGGCCGACCGGCAGAAGACGATCCAAGAACTCACCAAGGAAGGTCTTTCCGCCGGTCAGATCGCCCGGGTGCTTCGGATCCCGAAAGCGAAGGTGAAACGGCTCCTTGCAGGCACCGGATCGTCTCGTTATTCTCCCGGTGAGCAAACGCTCCCGGGGGAGTCGGAGCGAGTCCGAACGTGACCCGGTACTTTCAGGGCGGAGCCACCCTTGGAACTAGCCGACTTCGGACCCATTCCCACTCGCGGCATTGCGGAGCGCGTCGAGGCGCTCCCGGAGATCCGCCGCTTCGTCCAGCTCGTCGGCGATCCCACGGAAGACCTCGTCCTTGTCTCGCAGGTCCGCGACAAGGCGAAGCAGCTTCGCTTCGGCCAGCACGTGACGGGCCTCGGCGGGCGAAGCGCTCGCCCGTAGGCCCTGCTTCAGCCTCGATGTCCGGATCTTCCCCGTCCAGACCGCTCGAATGTCGGAGCGCCGCCCCTGCTCTGCGGTCTCGACCAGGACCTGCCAGCGCCGTTCCAGGATCCTCAGCCTGCGAGCGATCATCCGCTGCTCGGTCTGCTCCGGGGTGCGCTTCACCCGCGGGTTGTCCCGCCAATGGAAGACTTGCTCGTCCAGCTGCGACTCGGACCAGATCGGTCCGCACTTCAACCGGACGACCGGCTCGACCACCCGGCCACGGCGAACGAGCGCGGTCATGTTCTTTCTGGTGATCCCCAGGTACTCGGCTGCTTCGTGCACTCCATAGAGACGAACCTCGAATGGGTCGTAACGGCGCCGTCTCACGCCGCCGTTCTCCGGTAGCTCAGTGCTGCTTCGATCGCTTCGGCTCGGGTCTTCATCCAGCATTCGGTTGTGACCCAGCGGTCCCAGGCATAGTCCAGTTCGTCGTCGTTCGCTGCTTGCTCCAAGGTCCCGTCGTAGCGGGCACAGGCCCAGTAGGTGCCGGGGTCGATCACACCGCTGTCCGGCCCCTCGTGGTAGCGATAGATCCGCCAGAGCGTCCGGCCGTCGTTCGAGGGGAGCAGGTAGTCCCCGGCCTTGATCCGGACCATCTGGTACTTGCGCTCGGTCGAGCTAGGGGCAGTCATAACCGAGAGCATTCCGCTCGCATCCGGAGTAGGCGTCGCCGCCGCCCCAGACAGCGAGCACGATCCAGACAACAACGACTGCCAGGGCGGCTGCAATCGAGGCGATAGCGATGAGCCGTGACCGCCATGTCGTAGCCCTCATAGCGGCCATCCTTGGGCCAGGTAGATGATCAGTCCGATCAGGGCGATGACGAGCAGGATCGCCGGGAAGATCAGTGCGTCCTTCAGGCCGGTGTTCTTGATCATGTCTCTCCTCTGAGCGCTCCGTGGATCAGGGCATCGTTCAGCCAGACGCGGAGCATCTCGTCCGGCTCTCGTTCGGTCTCGATCTCGACCACCTGGACCGACCCGTCTTCGGACGGGCCGACCCAGAGGATGATCTTGCCGTCGTCGGTCTCGACAACGAACTTCGCCATCTGCGGGTTCGCGGTCACGAGACCTCCACCCAGAGATGACTGTTCCATTCGCTCATGTCACGGCCTCGATCAGTCGCCACAGCCCAGTCAGTGCCACCAGGGCAACAAGCCAGACGGGTACTTCTATCTTCTCGGTGAAGAATGCTTTTATCATCGTCAAACCTCGTTCCATTCCTCATCGAACACGGCGGTTATTTCGCCGTCCCCCTTGCCGATCGCCTCGTATGCGAGCTTCTCGGCTTCCTCGGGGTTGTCTGCTTCAACATCCACGCGAATCTCTACGCGGTAGATCATGGTTTCTCCCTCCGGTTCGCTTCCATGTGGTCGTCGCAGATCGAGCAGAACGGAGCCCCCAGCGGGTTCCCCCGCCAGGGGCAGTCGTGCTCGCACTCAATGCATTCGGGGTCGTGCTCCACAGGGGTCATGGCTTCTCCTTCTCGTGCGGGTTGCAGTGGTGAGCGAGCGCCCAACCGCGAGCGGTCGCGGCCTTGCGCTCAGCGATTCCGGCCGCGCAGTGCTCGGCCGCTTCCTTCGCTGATTCGATGACCCACTCCGAGTCACCGACATAGCCGCCGCACTGGTCGAGAGCGTTTCCGTTCTCGTCCTCGACAACGTAGTAGTAGACCTCGCCCCGGAGCCAGGAGTCGTACTCCTCGACTTCCCCGGCCAGCTGTTTGCAGATCCACTCTTCGGCTGTCCCTTCCCAGTCCCTCGGACAGTAGTAGGGGTCGCCGTTGCGGACGGGCTCGCCGCAAAGCTCGGCGATCCGTTCCTTGGTCGTGAAAATGATCCCGACCGTGCCGGAGTCCCACCCGGCTGAGTCCGACCAGTGCGCTCCGCCTCCGACGTACATGGAGATCCCGGAGTGATCGATCAGGCCCAGCTGGGTCAGACCGATCGCACCCTGAGTCAGAGAGAACCAGCGGGCGATCTGTCTCCACGATCTGAAGTCGGAGCGGTAGCTCTCGACCTGCTCATCCCCGAGCGTATATCGGCCGTGGGCACAGACCATCGTGCCCAGGTTGCAGTTGTCTCTCGGGTCGCAGAAGGAGGAGTCCTCCTCCAAGCAGATCCGGACCGTGAGTCCGACGTGCTCGAAACTCTCAGCAATGTTGCTCATGTCCGCTCGATTCCAAGCTCGCGGCAGAGCGCATCCTGCACTGCTCCCATGATGGTGAACTGAAGCGTCTCGTCACTGGCTTGCTCGAACCAGTCGCGGATCTTGACGATGGCTCCGTCCTCGTAGCCGTGTTCGATGCTCTGGGCCGCGTCATGGACGACTGGCCAAAGCATGGTCTTGAAGCTGTTCACTGTCCCTCTCCCTCCAGATAGCGCTTGCGAAGTCGCTCGGCGTCGTCGGCGTAACCGTGCGAGCGCCGCCCGCTGATCTCGGCCCAGGTCGCCAGAGACCGGACGCAGGCTTGGACGATCTTCCGCTCGTCGGGACGATTCCCGACTCCGGCCAGACCGGGCAGGTTGGCGAAGTGAACCGGCGGGAGGAAGCCGAGCCGCATGAACGCCTCGCAGATCTGCCAGCTGAAGTCCATCCCGCCCCCGGTCAGAGCGAGCGAGTAGGGGTCGTCTCTGCCGTCTTCCCAGACAACGATGCAGAGCGGCAGATCCCGGATTCGCTCGGCCATCTGATGCGAGCCCAGATGAGTCTCAGCGAGCGGGTAGTGGTAGTTCATCATCGGTCCCTCGCAGTAGGCTTCGTGGGGATCGACTGAGCCGCCGAAGTGTTCGCACTCCTCCTTCGGGCAGACCCATTCGTACTCGTCCTCATCCCAGCGGCAGTAGCTGTCGCACTCGGGACAGGACGGAGCCTCGATGTAGTCCCAGTCGTCCGGGTAGCCCTCGGACCAGTCCGCATCGACCGGGGTCGTGTCGAGACAGTCCGTGCTTAAGGTGGTGATGTCGATCGTCTCGGTCTTCATCCCTGCTCCCTCTTGTCAAAGAGGGCACAAGCCTGAGCCGCGAGAGTGTTCAGCTTCGCATCCCACTCGCGCTGGACTCCGTTCTTGGAGACCCTGAACCGGACCGTGTTGCCACTGGCCAGGATCTCGACGTGATGGCCCTCGGCCGAGTCTCCAGACCCGATCGAATAGCCGAGGATGATGCTTGGAGTGGTGACCTCGATGAGGTCCACCTGCACTCTGTGTTCCATCTCTCTCTCCTTCTCCGGGCGGGTCGCCCGGATCGCGGGTTGCAGCCACAAGCTACACGCGGGCGGCGCCGCTGTCAAACTGGCAACGCCGCCCGGTGCAGGGTCTTACTTCCGTCTTTTCCGGTTCCGGATCACCTCTCCGATGGCGACCCAGCCGAACAGGTAGCAGAGGGCCACCAGGGGTAGAAGTGTCTCCTTCACCCGGCGAGCCGGATCGGCATCAAGATGCCCTCGCCCTCCCCGTTCAGGGGCCGGACGTGCATCACGCGCATAGGATTCGGGCTTCCATCCGTGCTGGCCGTGAACTTGATCCGGACCCTGTCGTCGCCGTAAGCCTGCGCCATCTCGTACAGGAATTTGGCGCTGAGTCCGATCTCGAACTCGGTCGTGTCCTGCGGGACCAGCTCGGGCAGTCTCGGCCACTGTCCAGCCTCGGGCCGGGAGAACTCGGTTCCCTCCGGAGTGACGAGTCCGCCGTTGGCGGATAGCCGGACAGTGCCACGGGGGCTGTCCTTCCGAGCCTGCTTCAGAGCCTCGATCGTGACGAAGCCCTCGGTGTCCTCGTCCTCCAGCTCGACCGGGATCATCACGGCCTTATACGAGTCGGTCGCCTCCAGGGTGCCGACTCTCTCCCCGTTCTCCTCGGTGATGCGGAGGTAGAGATGGGTCAATACCGGCCGGTGCTTCTCTTTGGAGGGAACAGCCTCCGGCTTGGACTTGAAGCTGAGTAGCTTCATGGGTGTCTCCTTTCTGAGACGGGTTGCAGGAGTGCCGGGATGGACACTCCCCACTCCCCAGACGAATCCGAGGAGCAGGCAAGGTCCAGCTGCTGGCAAGATCCGAGCGGAGTTACTCTTCCAGCCCGAAGACTGACAGTCGAAGGGTGGTCAGGGCATCGGGTGAGACTGCCTTTGCCCAGGGTCGAAGCAGGTCCGGGAACAAGGACTCGTTGTCGGACTCGCTCGGGTATTGGACAGCCTCGACGTAGGCTTCGATGAAGCTGAGCAGAGTCTCCAGGGCCTCGGAGTCCCTCGGCTTCTTCGTCACTCCCAGTCGCAAGTCGTCCCCATCGAAGGTACAGAGACCTTCGACATGGATCGTGTATCCGTACTGGGCACGGTCTCCGTCCCAGCGATCGAAGTAGACGGCGACTTCGAGGGGTAGGTCTCTGTCAGAGACGGTTAAGACGGTGGTCATCTCAGTTTCTCCAGTCGAGGGTGTGTCCGGTGACGTACTGGGGCAAGACTCTTTCTGTGCCCCAGAGACCGAAGTCGATGTGCAGGTACTTGTGCCCGACCTTGACGATCCGGCCTTCCTTGACGACTCCGAACATGCGGGGATGGAACGCTGTTACGGTCTCGCCTGTCTTGTAGCTGGGGTTCATCTCTCGTTCTCCTTGGTCTCCGTAGGCTTGGCCCAGGTCAGTACCAGTCCGGTCAGGGCTACTGCTAGGACGATGATGATGTAGGGCAGCATCTCGTTCTCCGTGGTAGTGGGGCGAAAGACTTCTCCCCTGGGGCTGTGACCCGGATGGGCTCCGGGCCTGGTCTCGTCCCGGTCGGGGACCGGGATGGGTCGGGGCCGAGCACCCTTCCCCCGAGGGATCCCCGAGACGGTCGGCGGCCGATCTCGTCTCAGGGACCCCCTAGAACGCCGAAACCCTCCGCAGGGGAGGGTTCCGGTTCGGGACTTGCTACGGGCTAGAGTCTTTCGATCAGACCCCCGAGACCCCCGAGTAGAGCGGGGATGACGAGGACCAGACCGAGGAACAGTCCGTAAGCGTGGATGATGGACTTCAAGACTCCTCCTAGACGGGCCGGTAGCAGTTCAGGCCGAGCTTGATGCCGTTCCCGACGAGCACGTTTCCATGCGTCGAAGCGACGATTTCCGACTTGCCTGAGCCTGACTTGCCCTGAGTCTGGGTCAGATCGATTGTGATGGTAAGTGTGTCGCCATCGACAACGATCTGAGGATTCTGGGTCTGAGTCTTGGTTGCCATAGAGTTTCCCTCCCCTCACTGAGTAGGCGGCCGAAGCCGCGTAGCGGGTTGCAAGCGGACTTGTAGCACGCGGCGACAGTGAACGTCAAGCGAGACCCCCCGATTGCCCGACGGATTCGAGCCGCGCATCCTCGCAGCCGTCCGCAGCCGCGGGAGTGTGCGGGCGGAATCGGCCCTCTGGGACGCTGGGAGCCGCGCTGCGGCCCTGCGAGGGTTCCGGACGGGTCGCGAGCCGTCCCGGCGCTGTCAGGACGCCAGCGGGGCGGAGAATCGCTTGGAACTTGCGCGCCGCCGGTGACCCACGGGTGGCCCACGCTGCCGCGCAAACCCGCTCCGCGAGCCATGCCGGGAGTCCTCCGGGGATCGCCTGCGTACCTACGTGGTCGCCCCGTTCGAGCCGCAGCTGCGAGCCTGCGAGTCTGCGAGCGTGCTGGTCTCGCGCAATCCCTCTGTCCATGCGGGATTCGGGGACGGGTACCCGGAGGAGACGGTCCCGGAGACCGACCCCCCTCCCCCCTCCGGCCTCTCCCCCCTCCCCCACGGACGCCATTTTCGGCTTGATACCGCGGAAAAACGCCGTTTCGAGCCTGATACCACGGACGGCGTCGCGACGCGCTCCGCCGAATAACGTGACAAGAGTTTCGTGACAGGGGGTTTCGTGACATGGGTAGACCGCGCAAGTACGAGGACGACGCCGCTCGCAAGCGAGCACAGCGCGAGCGCATGTCCGGCCAGCCCGACACTCCGATCACCACCGACAAGCCGATCGAGGCTCCTCCCGAGCAAGCTCCTACCAGGCCTGTCGCCTCGACCGGACAGACTTCGGTCAAACAGGCCCTGGCCGAAGCCGAGGAGGCCTACGTCCAGACCCAGCTCGCCCAGACCCGTGAGTACGCAAGCTCCTTCCGGGCGCCGGAGAAGAAGAGCAAGGAAGCCCTGGCCGCCCGGATGAAACGGGCCGAGGC